TAGGGTTTGTTACTTCTATTTGTCGGGCGATCGAACTACCGTTCAAAAAAATGTAAAACACTGTTATAATTTTACTACAATGGAATTAAAAATGGCTGCCGAAGTTATCGTGAGTATTCTATCCATATTCGGATCTATCGCTTTAGGTGTTAGATGGTTAGTAAAACATTACCTAAGCGAACTTCGTCCGAACTCAGGATCATCCATCAAAGATCAAGTAAACCGCTTAGAACAAAAGGTAGAAATCATCTATGACATCATATTGTCGAACTCTGAAAAACCTTCTAAGCGTAAAAAATAATTTCGACCTATATATAATATATCTTTATATATAATATATATAAGATATCTAAGGTATTAGGATATTCTTTTTTCTTTATATATATTAATTATACACATTGTTTTCCTGGTCTAATATAAATTCCCTCACAAACCTTAAAAACCAATTATAACGATTTGGTGAATTCTTTATTAACAACTTATCCACAAACCTTCTGTATACCTGGCATGATATAATTTTATGTCTGACACCTGAGTAAATCTCGATACCCACCGTTTCTTGGGTGTTGGACTTTTAATTTTAATAAAATGATATAATGCTAATATGTGTACAACCGTAGAAAAATTTGGATCTGACCCCGCCACCCTTAAATGGCAAATAATTCGTGGAGACTCTTCTCTGATAAGAATTGACTTTTTACAAAACGATGAAACAACACATTACGACACAACAGGATGGACTTACCTTGCCTCCGCATATGACCCTAAAACCGATATAATCGACCCTCTAACGGTCGTTTCAGGCTCAGGGTATGTTCAGGTAAAGGTAGACCCAAGTTTGAGTGCATTTTGGGGCTCTACGTACCGTTCTAGCGTTGCAGAACTTATGTTTGATTTAGAAGTAACTATCGACGACACAGTTTGGACACCAGTTATAGGAACCATCACGGTTCTTGGTGACATTAGTGGTACCTTATAATGCCAGTCATAAAAATTTCAAATGTTAAAAATGATTTACCGTCCGTTATAAAAATAACAGACTCAACAGGCTCAGAAAAAATCGTAAAGATAACAAAATAAGGAGACGCTATGGCCATTTCACGCAGCATGGGTTTTCCTATACAAGAAAAACAAAAAATTAATGCAGTTGATCAGGAAGCCCCACAACTACAATTTTTACCAGTCCCAGGACCTCAAGGTGTACCAGGACCTCAAGGTGCAATGGGTCCACAAGGAATACAAGGTCCTAAAGGTGACAAAGGTGACAAAGGTGATGCTGGAGCAGATGGAAAAAATGGCAAGAATGGTATAAACGGTAAAAATGGAGAAAGTTATTTTCCAGTTTACAAACAACAACCAGGTTGGGCCAGTTACGAAGATACATCTTCTAAAATTTTTAGCATAGACCCATCTAGAGGTGAAAACGGATGGCACGATTTATACATTGACAAAAAAGGCATATCAAAAAACCAATCATTCCTACCATTAAACTGCAACACCCTTTACAACGAACAATCCAGAGTACTAACATTTAGAAGTTTAGAAATAGGATCAACTGTTAGACTTACCTATAACTTTTCACTTGAAACCTTTGTTAACAATACTGAATTTTGGTTTGCTACCGTATACCCTGAAATTGACAAATCAGTTCTAACAATGGTTGGATCATTTAAATACCAAGGAATCTTTGACCTAACAGTTGACCAAACAATACACATAGAAAATAAAGAAATGTGGTTTAACTTCTGCAGACCATATGCAAAATCAGATCATTTAACAAACCTAATACTAAAAAAAATATATGTATCAGTTTCATAGCATGATATAATGAACTAGGAGGGTTTATGGCATTTCCAGGCACATACAACATTAATTATTACAAGGGTGACCGTTATGAATTTGTTATATACCCTAAAGACGCTGCAGGCGACGTTTTTGATTTAGATGGATATAATTCTGCTTTTTCTATAGCATCTTCAACTGGACCAGATCCAGAGGAAGGCCCATTTGCAGCAAGTGCGGTCATTAACAACGCTAAAGATAGAGTTACTTGTGTAATATTACCAGAAGTGGGTAAAGATAATCTAGATGCAGGAACCATATACTATTACGATGTTCAAATATCAAGTGGAACAGATGTAGTTTACACACTTCTAAAAGGAACAATCACTGTAACAGCAGATGTAACTGGTGCATAATGGCTGACGTAGTATTAACCACCGACGAACTGTTAGTATTAAGCGGACCAAGTAGTATAAACGTAGAAGTTGACTTTGGACCTGAAGGTGAACGTGGAAGTTTATTTTATGTTTCAGTAGGCAATCCAAATACAGCACTTGTTGGCCAAACCCCAAAAGCAAAAGACCTTTGTGTTAATGTTTTAAAAACAGATAACGAATATTCATATGTTTATCAGTACAATTCTGATGGTGGTCCTGGATTTCAATGGTACCCAATAATTAAACTAAACCCACTTCAATACAATAAAATAATGACTGGAACATTTGTTGATGGATCTAAAGTTTTTAATATTCCTGTAAATTATATTGTTGACGAAGAAACATCTCAAACCTTAACTAGTGCAAATTTTAATATCACTTACAGTATTCCAAACGAAAACCCAATAGCATCTTCTATAGAAATAGGCTCTTTTACAAACGATCCAGGAACTGGAATACAGGTAATTCCAGTAACAGTTAATGCTATTGAGTATGCTAGTTCTACCTGGCAAGATTTAACTGGCGTAAAAACAGTTCATTTTGTAATATCTATCGTGGTATAATGAGGAAGGTGATGAACAATGGCTGATGTTAGCATAGGAAATATATATTCCACTAAAGTTCCAGGTTATGAAGATGCCGCAGATATTCAGTCTGCCCTAAGAACATACCATTACGGCTCAAGCACATATGACGAAACAAATGCCAATACAGCAGCACTAGTTAACCCATCAATTGCCTATCATTTACAAAATATTCAAAACTCAATAACTGTATTACAAAATTTAGGAACAGGTTCAGTTGTTCAGTCCACACAACCAGATGCAAATGCTCTTGCAGAAGGTTTACTTTGGTTAGATATTGACTCAACACCAGGAACTACACCAGTAAACCCAACAGCAATTTACACAGCAATAGAACCAGCAACACCAACAGATGGAACTCTTTGGGTTGTAAAAGGATCTAGTCCACTTGAAATGAAAATTTATAATTCAGCAACTTCTGATTGGGATACAATAGGTGAATAATGACTGATAACATAATTTTAAAAGAAATAGCAATTGCAAAACTAGTTGCATTAGGTTTAACAGAAGAAGAACTTAAAGCAATAGGGATTGGTGCATAATGCCATCATTAAATACTACTGGTAAAACAGCATACGTATATGATCAAGGTACAGATACTTTTTATGCAATTGGTGCAAACACAAACACTGCCGCAAATTATGTTTGGTCTGGAACACAAGAATTTCAAAACAATGTTACATTTTCAGATACTAATGCAGTAATTACTGCTAAGGCTGGAGTAAATAACTTTTTAAATCCTGCAGCAAGAGATGCAGCATTAACCTCACCAGTAAGAGGAACAGTTTGTTTTGTTAGACAAACCTCTGGTGCCGTAGCAATTAATGATTTACAATTTTACAACGGAACAAATTGGATATCTTACGGTGGTTTAGTTACCTTTAATAAACAGGCTGGTAGCGGAACACAAAATTATGATTTAACATTAAATGATATTGGTCAAAGTATAACTTTTGATTCCACAGGAGCATGGACAGTAACTATTCCACCCAATTCAAGTATTGCCTTTCCAATAGGATCAGAAATAGATGTTTTTAGAATGAACACTGGATCTGTTACATTTGTTGCAGGTGCAGGAGTTACTTTAAATAGTAAAAATACAAATAAAGCAATTGCAGCAAGGTACTCAGGTGCATCCTTGTTTAAGTTTGATACAAATACCTGGCTTCTAGTCGGCGACTTGATCGCATAGGGGTTTGCTATGGCATTATTTGGAAAACTAGTTAAATACGTTGTAGCAAAAGGAATGAAACTACTTCCTAATTTTATTGGAAGAACAAGTGCACAAGCCCAAACAGATGTTGTATCAGAAGGATTTACTTTAGGAAACGTAATTACTTCAGTTTCTGGAGAACCAACAGAACTTGCAAATGATGGAAAAGTTGTTGGACAAACTCCTGCAGTAACAACACCAGCAGACTATGAAACCCCAGTTGATTTAACAGTTAGACAATTTACATTTACACCATTTGGGGTGTTTGGATTTTCTCCATTTCAAGTATTTGGATTTTCTCCTTTTAACGTATTTGGGTTTTCCCCCTTTAACGTATTTGGTTTTTCACCATTTAGAGTATTTGGATTTTCACCAACCTATTTTGGTGGTCTTTGTATAGATCAAGAAACACCAGTTTTAACTAAAGAGGGATATGCATTAGCCAAAGACATAGTTGTTGGAGATATTTTAATAACTAAAACATTTAAAGATATTCCAATAACAAATCATGATGGTTTAAGACTATGGTCATCTGAAAATAATAAAGAATACACTACAGTAGAGTCTGTGGTAAATAATATAAAAGAAAGTGAAGTATCTGATACAGTTTTAGTTAATGGAGACAAGTATAAGAGATTTTCTACACAAGAAGATATTCTTGTTGTTAGAGAAAATAAACTAATGTTTGTTATTTCTTCACAATTAAAATCTGGAGATTTAATAGTAAAAAATCCAGAAGAGTCATTGATTGATGGACCTTTATATCAAGTTCGCTCTATAGAAATAGTCAAAGAAGATAGAAAAGTTTATGATTTTATGAGAGAACCATTTGGCTTGATTGTAGCAGATTCTTTACTTGTATATAATGCTTATCCAGTAGATTAATCTTTAGGAAACTGATACATAAATTCTCTAGTTTTTGAAGTTATGCCTTTCCAAGGTCCCCAATTATTTCCACCATCACTCATAATATAAGCAACTTGACAGTTAATTGATGGGTTTAAAAGTTGACTAGTGTAGTCTAAGTTATATTTTTCTTTTCTATCAGCATTAAGGTCACCAATCATATTTATTTGAAATAGTCCGTATGATTTGTCTCCAGTGCTTCTGTTGCCGTTAAAAGCCAAGGCGTTGCCCATTGATTCTTTTTTAGCAATAGCCCAAGCCTCTACCAGGTGTTTATTTTCAAAACCACAAGCAGACAGCAAAGTTTTTAGTTCAATATCAGTAAGTTGTCCTTTATCCTGATATTCAGCAAGAATTCTTACATTGTCTCTAGATGGTTTATCTAGATGATCTGGCCTAGAAAGCAAAAAAACCGCCTCAGCGGTAAATGTTGCATATTTATCGTTTTTCAGGTTAGTTTCAACACCTTGAGCATTAGAAATATTCAAGAATACTGAAGACAATCCAAGACTTGCGAGCAATCCTATTAAAAATTTTTTATCTTTTTTCATAGTTCTCTCCTAAGAAAACATGACACCCTTGGTAGGTGTCATATATCAAGTATAACATCTATTTGCCAGCAAGTCAAATCAAAAATGTCATATTAGTAAGATAATACAAAAAATTATTTAAAATGATATAATATTTGTATGGCAACAGGTCAATCAAGCATATATAACTTACCATACCCACAAGTTGATGATAGCGTAAACGTACATGGAGATATTCAATCTTTAGCAACTTCACTAGATAATACACTCGCTGGACTTGGCTTATCTTACATGAAATTAGATGTAATTAATACATCTGGAGCATCAATTGCAGCAGGATCTCCTGTATTTATTAATGGTCATAATTCAGGACAAGATTTAACAACAGTAGGAAAAGCAATTCCTACAACAACATCACCAATATTAGGATTATTAAAATCTACAACAGCAAATAATGCACAAGGAATATGTGTAGTCTCTGGAGTATTACCAGATGTTAATACATCTGAATTTGTTGCAGGTGATATTTTATACGTAAAGACTGGTGGAGGATTAACAAACGTTAGACCAGTAGGTGGTGCAGGTGCTGTAGCAGTTTGTGCTTACGCAGATGCATCTAATGGAGTTCTTGTAGTTACCGCCAAAGGTAACGGTACTTGGGGAGCATTAAAGAACGGTCTTTCATAATTATTTATCCAAACATGATATAATTACAATATGGCCATTCTCAGAAACTCATCTCAAGATTTATACAACGTAGGTGCTAAACCCCCAACCGTTAAATGGACAGTAGTTCGTGGTGACACCTCAGCATTTAAAGTTTATGTGACAGACGATGAACAGTCCCCTTTAGTTATAGCAGATTGGAACATTGCTATGAAAATTAAAAGACCAAACCTTGCTAAAGATCTTGGAGTTATTACAGATAATGCAAATACAGTTATGCTTTTGACTCCAGCAGCAGATGCAGATGATTTGGCTGGAGAGTTTACAGTTAAACTTGCAGCAGAAGAATCACACAATCTTCAAACAGGAGATATTTTTGATATCGAGTTATCTACATCAGAAATTGTTTGGACAGTTGCACAAGGCAGTCTAATTATCCTTGAAGATGTAACTGACTAATGGCAACAGCAATTATTGTTGATGACAATAAACAAAAATTAAGACGTATTGAAACCTCAGACTATTACCAAACCAAAATATCCTACAAACCTAGCACGGTAGAAATAAATTACACCTTACCTTTTAGAATAAGATTTACAACAATAACAGTAGAAGGGTATGGTCCAGGTAATGTGCCCCCAATTCCTTTACAGGTTATTGGCTATAGCAACTATATACTGTAGAATAGACATATGGCTAAAAAAGAAAAACCTAGCATATTTATAGCAACCCCAATGTACGGTGGGGTTTGTCATGGATACTTTATGAAAAGTATTATGGGACTAGTAATGAAACTAACCTACAAAGGATACAAAGTAACCTTTAACGACTTGTACAACGAATCTTTAATTAACAGAGCCAGAAACACCCTTACAGAACTATTCTTAAGATCTGATGCTGACTACCTATTGTTTATTGATGGTGACGAAGGTTTTAACGCTGATGGTGTTATAGATATGATTGATACAGATTTAGATATTATTGGGGCTGCCGTGCCAATGAAAGCAATTAACTGGGCTAACGTAGAAAAAGCAGCAGAATTAAAAAAACCTGATTTAAAAAGGTTTGGATCTTATGTAAACATAAACTTTGTTGATAGACAAGACTTGCATAAGGTAGCAGATAATCCTAAAAAACCATTAGAGGTAAAAAACATAGGAACTGGTTTGCTGTTAATTAAACGTAATGTTTTTGAAACAATGAAAGAGCATGTTGGAAAATATAAAAGTGATCAACTAGATTTGGGTGGTATTAAAAAAGGTGAATACATTTATGATTTTTGGAAAACACAGGTAGACCCAGAAGAAGAAAGACTTTTGTCAGAAGACTACTACTTCTGTACACTATGGCGTAAACTTGGTGGTTCTGTGTATGTAGCACCACATGTTAAAGTAGTGCACGTAGGAACCTACATATTCGTTTAATTTATAAAAAGTTATAAAAATAATGTTATAATTTAGGCATGGCACAACAATCAATTTCAACAGTAAAATCACGTTATGAGACTGGCGATAGGCCATCTCAGCAAGACTATGAAGATTTAATTGACACTACCGCGTCCCAAGCAACACGCCTTGGCACCTTCGGTAATAACGACAACACTATTTCTGAAATTGAAAACACTACAATATTAGATAGTCATAATGCAACAGAATGGAGAATGGTTAAGTATATCATTTCCATCTCTAAAACAACAGCAGGAGATAACCTCTTCTACGCAACAGAATTGACCATATTAAATGACACGGAAGATAGTTCCGTTTCCGAATATGGGACAATAGACAACGATGGGAATATTGGAACCATAAGCGTCTCAAGGGCTGGAAATACAGTGGCTTTAACAATCACTCCAGACCCAGTAATAAAGCCAGTCACTGTGCGTTACGCACGCATGGGACTTAAGGCATAAGGAGATAAAAAATGGCAACAGTAACAAAAAATTTCAAGATTAAACATGGTTTAGTCGTTGAAGGAACAACAGGTACAATTAACAACTTTGACATCTTGACAAAAAGTACAGATGATCAAAACTACATTATAGACCTGGTTGGTGGAGACGCTTCATCAAACGCAGTAGCAAACACACTAGTACTTCGTGATGCAAATGCAAACTTTCTTGCAAATACAATCACAGCAGACTTAGTTGGAGATGTAACTGGTCAAGTATCAGACATTTCTAATCATGATTCTGATGATGTAGCAGAAGGTACAACAAACCTTTACTTTACAAACCAAAGAGCAACAGATGCAACTGCAGCATCCTATGATGCTATAGGCTCAGCAGCAAATGCTTATTCAAATGCAACTGCTTACACAGACCTAGAAGTAGGTAATGCAATTGCTGACTTAGAAGACTATGCAGATTTTGCAGCAGGAAATGCTTTAGCAAATGCAAACTCATACACTGACAACGCAATTTCTAATGCAGTCTCTGACTTAGAAGAATACACTGACTTTGCAGTAGGCAATGCAGTGGCTGACTTAGAAGATTATGCAGACTTTGCAGTAGGTAATGCAATTGCTGATTTAACAAACAATGCACCAGCGTTATTAGATACACTTAACGAAATCGCAGAAGCAATTGGTGACGATGCAAACTTTGTTGGAACAATAACCAACTTAGTTGCAGAAAAACAAAATGCTTTGATTGCAGGAACTGACATTGAGATTACAGGAAACACAATTAACTTTACTGGAAGTTATGATGTTTCAGGATCAGCAGATACTGCTTATTCAAATGCAGTTACTTATATTGATCTAGAAATAGGAAATGCATATGCAGACCTAGAAGACTATGCAGATTTTGCAGCAGGAAATGCTTTAGCAAATGCAAATTCTTACACAGACAATGCAATTAATCTTTTGTCAACAACTGATATCGAAGAAGGAACAAACGAATACTTCACAGATACAAGGGCTAAAGAGTCAGCAGCAAGTTTGTTAACAATGGCAACTCTAACAAATATCTCAATCACAGGTAACTCATCTGGATTGGTAATTACAGCAGAAAATGGTGTAGGAGATTCTAACACAGATGCTTTGGTTGAAGGTTCAACAAACCTTTACTTCACAGATCAACGTGCAGTAGATGCTCTTGAAGCAGTAATACCTAATTTCACTGAAATTGATATTAACACAGTTGCTAGACAAGTTGCAGCAACAGTAAATGCTCCAACAGCAAGCACAGTTACAGCAATTGACTGGGCATTAGCAGAATATCGCTCAGCCGAATTCTTGGTAAAAGTTGCTTACGGTGCACACACAGAAGTTTCAAAAGTTATCTTAACTCTTGATACTTCAAACAACATCGCAATCACAGAATACGCAATTGTAGGAACAAACGGATCCGCATCCACAATTTCTGCAGACGTAAACGGAACAGATGTAAGACTAAGAGTAGCAACAGCCAATAACAACTCAGATGTAACAGTTGTTGGTACATTGTTAGTCTAGTAAAAAAATTAGGGGGCAGTAAATGACTACAAGTCTAAAAGATTTTAAAGTCAAGAATGGATTAGTCGTAACTAACGGCGGTTCATTTGGAAACGCGGTAGCAGTAGGAGAACCTACATTAGGAACTCACGCTACTACTAAAGATTACGTAGATTCTGTAACTGGTACACCAGTATCAAATACTGCCCCTCTTTCCCCAGACAATGGGGATATGTGGTTTGATACCACAGTAGAAAGATTAAAAGTTTATTATGAAACTGACTGGTTTACAATTGCAACAAGCAATGATGTACAAAATATTCCAGATCACATTCATGATACAGCAATTGATGGTAACGGAAGAATTGTTACAGTATTCTGGGATGCTGAACAATATGATGATCCACAAATTTCTACATTAAGTGGTGGAACACCATTTTCAAATTCATGGGCAGCAGTATTTGATGGTGGAAATCCAGACAGTGAATTTAATTAAAACATTTTAAAAAAAACTGTTATAATTAAAACAAAATCAAAAGTAGGTAAGACCTACACAGGGAGATACAATGGCAACAAGGATGCTACAACGTAGAGGAACTGCTACACAGTGGGCTAACGCTAACCCTACTCTGGGTTCTGGAGAAATTGGTTTTGAAACCGACACAGGACAATTTAAAATAGGTGACAACTCTACAGCATGGGATGATTTGCCATACTTTAAAAATATAGAAGATCTAGGCGGAAACCTAGACGATTACATTTTATTAGAACAAAAAGGTGCAGCAAACGGTGTTGCCACATTAGATGGAAGCAATTTAATACCTACAGCACAGATACCTAGTGGTATTGCTAGAACTGCAGATTACGTTGCATTAACACAAAAAGGTGCAGCAAACGGTGTTGCTACACTTGACGGAAGCAACTTAATTCCTTTAACACAAATTTCAAACAGCATTGCTAGATCTTCAGATGTAAGTAACTCAATTTCAAACGCAATTGCAACCCTTGTAGGAACAGCACCAGAAGCATTAAATACTTTACAAGAAATTGCTAATGCAATTAATGATGATCAAACTTATTTCTTCACCGTTGCCAATAACATAAATAACGCTTTAGATGCTGCTAACGAATATACAGATAACAGCATAAGCAATTTATCAGCAGACGTTACAGAACAAATAGAATTATTAGCAAACAATACTGCAAATAATCTTGCAAACGCAGTTCAATCTTTACAATATGAAATTGGAAATGCTCAATCAGCAGCAGAAGATTATGCAAATGGTTTAGTAGATCAAGAAATATTAGATAGAGATACAGCAATTGAAGCAGAATCGTTTATATTAGGAAACACAATAGCAAACGCAATTACAGATTTAGAAGAATACACAGATAATGCAATTTCAGATCATAATCTAGAAACATTAAATGTGCACGGTATATCAAATACAGCAACACTAGTTACTCTCACACAGTTAGAAAATCATGAATCTGATACATCAAACGTACACGGTATCACAAATACCTTGGCAGTAGTTCTTACAGATGATGCAAGACTTTCTGATGCAAGAACACCACTTGATAACTCTGTTACAAATAACTCTATATCAGGAACAATCAATCAAGATAAAATCACAAACCTTGTAACAACACTAGGAAATCTAGCATCCCTTTCAGGAGCAGCCTTTACTGGTAACGTTTCAACAACTGGTAATTTAACAGTAGACGGAGATTTCACTGTAAGTGGATCTAACGTTCTTGTATCTGCAACACAAATTCAAATCGAAGATACTTTACTACAACTTGGTCACACAAATGCTAACAACGTAACAGATCTAGGTTTGGTGGTTTCTTATAATGATGGAACACAAAAACATGCTGGTATCGTCAAAGACGTTACAGATAGCAAATGGAAATTGTTTGATGGTGTTACATCAGAACCTGGAACAACAGTTAACTTTGGACAAGGTTCACTAGATGTCTTGGCACTTTTGACACTTGAGGCAAACTCAATCACTGCAACATCAGATATCACTGCAAACGGAATCGTATTTGCAGACGGTACACAAAGATTAGAAGGTGTACCTTCACGGACACCTATTGTTCAAAAAACAGAAAGTTATACTTTGTCAGCATTGGCTGAAAGAGACAACTTGATAGAAATGAACAATGCTTATGCAACAACACTAACTATTCCTCTTAACTCAGCAGTAGCCTTCCCAGTTGGAACATCAATTGATATTCTTCAAACTGGTGTAGGTCAAGTAACAATTGCAGGAGACGCAGGGGTAACAGTAGATGCTACACCAGGTCTTAAATTACGCACACGGTGGTCATCATGCACTCTGTTTAAGAGAGCAACTAACACCTGGGTCGTATACGGCGATTTAAGTGCCTAACGGTTTGATATAATAAGACTAGGGAGAGAACATGGCAATAGGTAAAAGAGCAGGTAAAAAGTCACAACAGGCTAATGACTTTTTAGAACCACAACAACCAACAATTACTTCAGCAACTAACGTTGGTACAGGTCGGGCTTTTAATAATGGTGCAGTTGATGTAGCATTTACACTACCAGCAAATTCTCCAGCAGCAACAGGTTTTACAGTGACTTCAAGTCCTGGATCTCTTACAGCAACAGGTGCAACTTCTCCGTTGCGGGTTACAGGATTATCATCAGATACAAGTTATACTTTTACAGTTGTTGCAACTAATGCATCAGGTAACTCGATTGCTTCAGCAGCATCAAGTTCAGTAACTGTTACAACAGTACCTGCAACACCTGCAGCACCAAGTGCATCATCACCAAACGCTAATCAAGATGTAATTTCATGGAGTGCACCAGCAAACGGTGGATCAGCAATTACAAATTATTACTGGGAATCAACCGACGGTAAAAATGGAAATACTGGAACAGGAACCAGTGCATCACTAGGACAAGAAGCAGGAACAGCACAACAGTACAAAGTTCGGGCAACTAATGCTAACGGAAACTCAGAATTTTCTGCACTATCAAATTCAGTAACAACTACATTTTCTTTCGTACCTTTTGGTGTGTTTGGTTTCTCACCTTTCTCAGTATTTGGTTTCTCACCTTTTAACGTGTTTGGTTTCTCCCCATTTAGAGTGTTTGGTTTCTCACCATTTAGAGTTTTTGGTTTCTCACCAACATACTTCTGTATAGATGAAGATGCACCAGTTCTTACAAAAACTGGAAATAAAAAAGCAAAAGATATTAAAGTTGGAGACACCTTAATAACAAAAACATTTGATCAATTACCAGTAGGACATTTTGCAGAAGTTATTATGTGGATGGGTATGGGCGGACTTACTAATTATAGAGATATTGAGTCAACAGTCACAGAAATAGTTCCAAGTGTGGTAGAAGAAACAGTTATTATTAATAATAATCCAGACATGAGATTTTCAACTATGGAAGATATTCTTACAGTTAAAAAAAATGTGTATAAGTTTATTCCTTCAAGAGAAATTAAACCTGGAGATACCTTAGTAACAAAAGACTCTTTAATGGTAGTAGAAAATGTTGAAACAGTTAATGAAACTAGAACAGTATACATGTTTTCTAGAGATCCACTTGGCTTAGTTGTAGCAGGAAACCTGTTATGCTATAGTTCTTATGCTCTTACACAAGACTATTTAGGTTTACCTACAACCTAATCGTTCCTATGATACAATAGTTATAAATAGATAGGAAAAATAATGCAACAAGGTCCACCACCAGAACTACGTGGTATTCAGCAATCAACAAAACCACATAAGTTTTTTGAAAGACATTTAAATAATGATTTAGATTTACTTGCAAATGAATTAATTGATAGATATCAAATGATTGAAAAGGTAGAATTAGATGGCATTACGCCAGTAAACTCTAAAGACTTTTGGCAAGAGTCAGGCAGTGTTTCTACTGTAAAGTGGAGAGAATATAATGTATTTCAATTTCATATTGAAGGTATCTATGAGTTATATAAAAATATTCAAGATATGACTAAAGAGGCTTGCGAATATTACGAAATAGATTTTGAGAAAAAACAGTTTATGCTTCAAGGATGGTTTAATATTAATTATACCAAAAAAGGAAAGTTAAATTGGCATGATCACGGACACACAGGTGCCCCAGATAACTTTCATGGTTACTACTGTGTAAAAGCAGAACCTTCAACAACTTACTACAGAGTGTTTGGTAAAGATATTGAAAATAAAAATATAGATAACCGTGCTATATTTTCAGAAATGGGTCATCCACACGCTCAAGGCGATTGGGATTGGGAAGGTCCAAGAATAACCGTTGCATACGACGTTATGACACTAAAAGATTTAAAACATGTAGGTAAAGAACACGAACAACACTGGATTCCATTGATATGATGAATCAAAAACCACAACATAAGTTTTTTGAAAAATATTTGCAAAACGATCTACCAGGATTAACAAAATATCTTTTAAGAGTTGAAAAAGATTTATTTGATGGGGTATATCCCAAAGTAACAAAAGAATTTGCAGCCACTGTTCCTGGAGTTCACCATTTAGGCACAAGGTTTAATGTTTTTCAATGCTATAATCCAGCAATACATAATATTTTTTCTGCAATACGTGAATTAACAATAGAAGCATGTGATTATTATGGTATTGATTACAAAAAACAACACTACATGGTTCAGGGATGGTTTAATACAGATGCAATGGCAGAGCCACCGCTTAATGAGGATACACATTATCACGATCATTTGGGTGGTACTGGTGCTCCTAATTTTCATGGATATTATTCTATAGATGCAGAACCATCAGTTACATACTATAAAATTGGTGGACATGATGCAACACCAATTGAAAACGTTAATAAAAACAATAGAGTGATCTTGTCTGAAACTGGACACCCACATGGTATTGGTGCTTGGCCTTTTGATAAACCAAGAATTACTCTTGCCTATGACGTTTCTCCTTTTATGTATATGAGTGGTGACGAACTTCAACACTGGGTTCCGCTACCGTGAATAAGTTGATCTGTTTTGTTATTGGACATAAATTAAGTTCAACTACATGTCCTTATACTAAAAACACATACACGTTATGTGAACGTTGTAGTCCAAAACAACATACAGCAATGTCATTTCACTAACGCACAAATAAAATAAAAGTAGTGTTTTTAATTTTAATAAACTCTGCTATACTTAGTACTTATTCAATTTCATTTAATTAGGAGAAATCAATGTCAGACTTTTTTAGTTTTAAACTTCCAGAGGATTTTGTAACAAAATACACAACCATGGATAGTCCATTTGGATTTAACGATGCTGGAAACAACTCATTAGGTGAAATTACTTTTATAAGAACCTATTCCCGCGTCAAAGAAGATGGAACTAAAGAAAGATGGCACGAAGTTTGTAAGCGTGTAATCGAAGGCATGTATTCAGTACAAAAGAATCATGCAAAAGAAAATAGACTACCTTGGAATGACTATAAGGCTCAAAAGTCTGCTCAAGAAGCATTTGATCGTATGTTCAATCTTAAATGGACACCACCAGGTCGTGGTATGTGGGCTTTTGGAACCCCCATGACAATGGAAAAAAGGAACTCTGCAGCCCTTCAAAACTGTGCCATGGTATCTACTAAGGATCTTGATAGAAACGACCCAGGGGCACTGTTTGCGTGGGTTATGGACGCTCTCATGCTTGGTATTGGGGTTGGATTTGATACCGTTGGACAAGATAAAGAATTTTCAATATATGCACCATCAGAAGTTGATTCAATTTATGAAATTCCAGACACTAGAGAAGGTTGGGTAGAGTCTGTTAGATTATTATTAAACTCATACCTAAGAACAGGTCAAGCAAAACAAAAATTTAATTATGATTTAATAAGACCTTTTGGTTCTCCAATTAAAGGATTTGGCGGGGTAGCGTCAGGACCAGAACCATTAATTAAATTACATAATCAAATTGATAAAGTAATTGGTGGAAGAATTGGTGAAAAACTTGATGCCAGAGCAATAGTAGATATAATTAACTTAATTGGAACATGTGTGGTTTCAGGAAATGTTCGTAGATCAGCAACTTTAGCACTAGGTTCTGCTGGAGATAAAGACTTTATTAATTTAAAAAATCCAGAGGTTTTTCCAGAAAGAAATTCATTTGATTTAAATAATCCAGGTTGGGCTTGGATGTCTAATAACTCTATTTCAGCAACAGTTGGAACTAAGTATGAAGACTATGTAGATTTAATAGTTAATAATGGAGAACCAGGTTTTATTTGGTTAGATGTTGCTAGAAATTACGGTAGATTGAAAGATCCAGCAGATGGAAAAGACTATAGAGTAATGGGATTTAACCCATGTGCTGAACAACCATTAGAGTCATATGAGTTGTGTACATTGGTTGAGGTTCATTTAAATAGACATGAAAATAAAGAAGATTTCTTAAGAACTTTAAAGTTTGCATATCTTTATGGTAAGACGGTAACTCTTGTTCCAACACATTGGCAACAAACAAATGGAATTATGCAACGCAATAGAAGAATTGGAACATCGCTTACAGGCATTGCTTCCTTTTCAGACAAACATGGTTTGCCTATAGTTCGTGAATGGATGGATGAGGGATATTTAAATATTAAAAAATATGATCATCAATATTCAGAATGGCTTTGTGTTCGTGAATCAATAAGAGTCACAACAGTAAAACCATCAGGTAGCGTAAGTATTCTTTCTGGTGCAACTCCAGGAGTTCACTGGGGTCCAGGTGGAAAGTTCTTTATGAGAGCAATTAGATTTGGTGAATCTGATCCTATGATTCATTTGTTTAAGGCTGCTGGATATAAAATAGAAGATGATGTTGTATCTGCAAATACAAAAGTTGTATATTTTCCAATTGCTTCAGAACATGAAAGAGCAGAAAAAGATGTTAGTCTTTTTGAAAAAATTGCACTTGCTGCAACTGCTCAAAAATATTGGTCTGACAATGGGGTGTCTGTAACCCTTTCATTTGATAAAGAGACAGAGTCTAAGCATGTTGCTCCAGCACTACACATGTACGAAGGACAATTAAAGGCTGTATCGTTTTTGCCAATGGGAAACACGGTATATCCACAACAACCTTATACAGAAATTACAGAGGAAGAGTATAATAGTTATGTGGGACAGATTGCTAAAATCAACTGGGACGCTATCTATGATGGAGTAGAGAATCTAGAAGCACAGGGTGAGGCATACTGCACTACAGATGTATGTGAAATAAAGGTAGGTTAAGTATGGAAGATTTAAAGTCTCAAATTAAGTACATTAAAGGATTCATGGATCCTCAAGAAGCAGGTTTGGTAGCAGATTATGCAAAAAAACATTCTGAACTATTTTCTAACTATGGTAACGAAGAACAAGAGTTTACCGTTCACACCTATCATGAAATAGAAGGTTTGGATAGCGACTTACTGGATACAATTCAAGAAACTGCGTTAATGGTTTATTCTTTTGTTTTAAATAACTACCAATCTAAGTTTGATCACTTTATTGATGAAAAAACTCATATAGCAAAATTTGTTGAAGGAAAAGGTATGCACGAGCATTTTGATGCTTCAAGACCAAATGATATAGCAACTTTAATTTATTTAAACAATGACTATGAAGGAGGAGACATTTACTTTCCAAAATATGAAATGTCTTTTAAGCCAGAGCCTGGAGATTTGTTATGTTTTCCAGATAATCCAGATTTTGTTCATGGTGTTAAGCCAATAATTAAGGGAACAAGGTTTACATTACCTCGTTGGTTTACACGTATTGTGTGATAAAATAGACTAGGAGAACCTATGTCTAACCCATCAAATCTTTATGCAGAAAAAATTTTTTCAGAGCATCCAGTAGCATTGTGGGCATTAGACGATAAATCAGACTATGTAATGTTGTTAAACAATACAGATAAAGATATTAGTCTTTGGGACATAACTAATGGCACTATTTCAGAAGAAACAAGTTTGCCAACTCAACCATTTATTTCTGAATCATTATATAAAATGGTTGGTGTACCCTCAACAACATTAGACAAAGTTGCTACATTAACTAGCAATAATGTTATAAATTTTTTAGATTTTAACTCAGATTTAGATACCTTTGTTTTATCTTGTTATTTTTATTCAAACAGTTTACACTTAAAATCTGTGGCGATAGGTTTTAAATATACAGATGTAAGTACTAGCGAATCTGTAGAAGTTTTAAAAAACGTACCAATATCAGTAAGTGGAAAATGGTTTTTACTATCAGAAACATTTAAAAAAATAAACCAAAATACAACAATGCAAGTGGTAATTAAGATAGGATATTCAGCAAGTTTAAGCGGTAGCGAAGAGTACGAGTTTTTGCTTAATGGATTATCTTTGGGTCAATGGTCTGAAGAGTTTAATAATTATTCTATGGGTTCAGAAATAGTTTCTATACCAACCGATATATCAATAGAGTCATCAGATGGAATTATTGCAAAATCATATGGATCTGACATAAATTATGGATATTATTTAGCAAATAATAATAAGATATATGCACAAAACTTTGGGGTACCGTTAGTTTATGGTGCATCAAATGTTACTAAACTATATCCTAATATAAATGAAGACGAAACAGCAAAGCCATCTATAATTTTTCCAGGTTTTGGATTCTTAAACGAGTTTGGCAGGTATAGTACATATACCGTAGAAATGTGGTTAAGGTTTGGGGTTGACACCTTAGAAAGTAAAAGAATATTTGGACCAATTAACTCTAATGATGGTTTGTACGTTGATGATTGCTTTTTAACATTAGTTATTGGAAATCAATTTAAATCAATATATGTTGGTGAATGGTCAAGACCAATGTTAGTTCAAATAGTTTATTCTGAAAGCAAAGTATTTTTATTTTTAAATGGAGAAAAAGTTATTGATATTGACATAGATAATTCAACGATAACATTGTTACCTAAGTTAGATGAGTCTGATAAGGATCAAGATTGGTTAGGGTTCTATTGCTATACAGATATATATCCATTTGAATTAGATTGTTTTGCAATATATCCTTACGTTGTTCCAGAAATAATTGCAAAAAAGAGATGGGTTTATGGACAAGCAGTTAAATCTTCTGAGTCAATAGATTCTGCATATAGCGGAAAGTCAGCATTTATAGATTATTCATTTTCTAATTATGGAACAAACTATGATTATCCTAATATTGGAAAATGGCAACAAGGAAAGATAGATAACCTAAATGTAACAAGTAGTTATTTAAGTAATCCAGATTATAGTTTGCCAAATATAAATGTTGAAAATATTAATGACTGGTATGAAGAATTGTATACCCTACAAGACGAAGACTATCCATTTGTAACCTTCGCAGATCAAAACGGCTCCTTTGTATTTGAAAATCTTAATATTTTAAATAATGATATTAAATCTTTTCATGGAATATTTAAAACAGCATCTTTGTTAAACTCAACTCTTGTTATGATTAAAAATAAAAATAACTCAGATTTCTTTAAAATATATACAACAGATAGTGGAGATATATTTTATAAAATTAATGTGTCTGGAACAGAAACAACTTTACATCAAACCCAATATGTGGTAGATCAATACTTAGAAATTGGTGTTGACCTAGAAAAAATAACATCACACTTTGGAAAAAATATTGCCACTTTCTTTGGCAATAAGAATGCTTTAAAGTTAATACTTTTAAATAATGATAGCAATGACTCTTGCTTTAGTCAAAAAATGTATAGATTTGGATTTTCAACAAAAAATAATCACAAGTTATTTTCTACGCATTTTGAGAATAATGGAATACTTGAAGATAATGGCAACATTAATGCTCATATGTTTAACGATTTAGCAAGTTATACATTAATGCCATCGGTTAGGTATGGCAAGTATTATTTGGATATAGGTGTTTCTGGATACTGGGAAGACTATGTGCCATTAAAGTATTTTGCAAAGTATATAACAAACTCATCTGGTAAAAAAGAGTATGGTTTAGATTATATTCAATATAACATCAATTTTCCTTCACCTTCTATCTTTAAACCAGTAGAAGACGCTGGTGGATGGACATATGGTAACCTAAATGCACTATTTGCAGCACCTTTGCAACAAACATATGAGGTGTTAGATAACTCTCTTTTTACAGGATATAATAATTATGATGATTTACAATATAACAGATCAGATTTAAGTTACGAATACGACTCTGTAAATTCTTTAGTAAAGTCCTATGTGTCTTTTCAGTTTACAACTACTGGATTAAATAAAAAGTTTGAGTCTTTTACTACTGTTGCACCAGCACTAAAGAGTGGTATTTTAAATCTTGATAACTATCCAGATTGGCAAAACACAATATTTTTAGTACAAAACGATACTATTATTTACCCACCATCTTCAGTAAAATTTGAAGATCTAGCAATATCAGTTCATTTAGATTTTTCTGTAAAGTCAACTATTAATAGAAAGATAAAGATTAAGAATCTAGAACTATCATCTAGGTCTTTAGACGAGGATGCTTCTACACCCATTAATACCAAGTCTGGCACTAAGTTATACCCATATATTAAAAATGGAATATATAACGATTATAAAGGCAAAAATCCAATTAGTATTTATAAAAAATCTAATCCGTATCTACATTTAACCAGGTACTCTGGAATCAAATTAAAAGGTGATTTTAACTCTTATCAAAATAGAGGCATTAGTATGCTAATAAATGAAAACAAAGACTCTTTATTTTCTGTATCTACCATTCAACTTGCAATTAAAAATGATACCAGTAACTTTACATACACGCCAGTTCAAATATTTCAAGTAAATACATCAAACTCTTCTATTAATTTTTATATTGTGGCAAATGGCGATTCTGGACAAAGAGCAAAAATATACGCGATAGATTCAAAAACTGGTCAATTACAAAATGGCATATCATACTATTTAAATGGACTGCTAGTTGCTAATCCAGTAATTGACAATAAAAACTGGTATTTTTTAAGCATATCTTTTGCAAACGCTTTAACATTTAACTCATTTACTGGATCTATAAGTTTAAACGGTCCATTGGTCTATAATCACATATCGTATTATAAGTTAACTGGTTTGCAACAAAAACAATCGTCTATTACTAGAATTTGGGATGAGGTAAAGCAGCAGTATGTGCTTGGAGCAGAGGAACCATTTGATTTTGATTGGGATTTTTGGAACCAGGGATATTTGTGGTTTGGTGTATTAATTAAGACATCTTCTTCAGATTTTGGAGATACTTCTTCAAATATTTACAAAACATACATGGGAACTAACAAAATTATTGTTGGAAATGATGGAGAAAGACAGTTGTTGGCACAAAGTTACGATAATCCTATTCATATTGGTTCTTCGTGGCAACAATATATCCTCAATCCAACATAATATGGTATACTAATGGTTATGAATAATCAAAATCCAAACAAAAAAAGAAAACCTCGTATGAAAGGCCAAATTGGCGACTCTAAAATAACCTTTATTGAAAAGAACTATGATTGGGGCGTTTATGTTTGGAAAAGAGCCAATGGTAAGTGGTTCACTGATGGAGAGGGTAATATTTTAAATATACCAGCCGTAAAACACGATATTGCCGCTTTAGCCGAAATAAAAAAGACAGCAGCATATTATGGAGAACCAGATGGAGAGGCTGTATTTTTTCCAGGTATGGGAAGAGTATCAGACGAAGAGTATTCCGAACAAGTAGATAGAATGAAAGCGGGATTAATCCCTAACCTTAATGATCTTGGTGCAGTAGCAGCAGCCAAAGCAACAATTGCAAAATATGGCGATGAAGAATAATGAGTGAAGAATTTAACTATGTTATTGGTGCTAGGATAGACGAAAACGAACAAGCAGTTAATGCATTTGCTGGTTCAGACCCATTTAGCAAAAACTGGGAAGAGTTAAAAAACTATTCTGGTTTGGATAATAACTTTAAACGTCGTGCAGCAAGAATGTCCAAGGCTCTAGTAGATACAACCCAACAATCTTATATTGACAGATCAATTGCAGTTCCACAAGGTATTGATGGTGCTCGCTCTAATCAGATAAATCCTGGTAACGTATTTAGAAATGGTTATGGACTATTTGACGTAATCACACCACCATGGAATGTTTATGAACTTGCCAACTACTATGACACATCCTTTGCAAACCATGCAGCCATTGATGCTAAGGTTGAAAATATTGTAGGTTTGGGATATGATTTTGATATATCAAAAAGAACAATGCTCAAATTAGAGAATTCCTCAAATGACGAATCAGTAAGTCGTGCAAGAAACAGAATTGAAAGAGCAAAAGTAGAGTTACGTGATTGGCTAGAAAGTTTAAACGCAGATGACTCTTTTACCACAACAATGGAAAAGATATACACAGATGTTCAAGCAATTGGTAATGGATACATGGAAATTGGTAGAACCACTCGTGGTGAAATTGGATACGTTGGTCATATTCCAGCAACCACAATGCGTTGTCGCAGACTAAGAGATGGATACGTACAGGTTATTGCAAACAAGGTAGTTTACTTTAGAAACTTTGGTGCTACAAATTCAAACCCAGTAACTGAAGATCGTAGACCAAACGAAATTATTCATTTTAAACAATACTCACCATTAAACACATTCTATGGTGTTCCAGACATTATTTCAGCAATATCATCTCTACACGGTGATCAACTGGCTTCACAATACAATATTGACTACTTTGGTAACAAGGCAGTTCCAAGATACGTAGTAACTATGAAGGGTGCCAAACTATCTGCAGACGCAGAAGACAAGATGTTTAGATTTTTACAAACTGGATTAAAGGGTCAAAACCATAGAACTTTGTACATACCTCTTCCTGGAGATACAGAAAATAACAAGGTAGAGTTTAAGATGGAACCTATTGAATCTGGGGTACAAGAGGGATCATTTAAGGAATATAGAAAACAAAACCGTGATGACATCTTGGTGGCACATCAAGTACCGCTTTCAAAACTAGGTGGATCAGACTCAGGGGCAATTGCAGCAGCATTGGCTCAAGATAGAACATTTAAAGAGCAGGTAGCCAGACCAGCACAGGCTCAACTAGAAAAACAAATTAATAAGATCATACGCGAGAAACAAGACGTACTAGAGTTTAAGTTTAATGAACTTACTTTGACAGATGAAATAGCACAATCACAAATTCTTGAAAGATATGTAAAAACACAGATTATGATGCCTAATGAGGCAAGAGTGGCACTGGGTCTTCCACAAAGAGACGGTGGAGACGAACCATTTGTAGCCAAACCAGAGACTATGAATAATGATGCCAATCGTGCAAGAGATGGCGAAAGACTTAATAATCAGTCCGATGGATCTGCAACTGTAAGTGGTAGAAATCCAAAGGGCGAGGGTAGATCTTCAACCTAGTTACACTGTTTATAACATGTTTATAACTTGTGTATAAAAGGGCTCTATAATGTATAGTACGATGTCTATATTAAAAGCCCAATGGAATACAGAAGGCGAGAATGTCCGCCTTTCTATGCCTTTTAGTAAGGTTGATAAACAACGCCGCATTGTTTCAGGCTTTGCCTCATTAGATAACTTAGATCGTCAAATGGACATTGTAACTACAGAAGCCAGCATGAAGGCATTTGAAAACTTTCGAGGTAACATAAGAGAAATGCATCAACCATTAGCAGTAGGCAAAATGGTTTCATTTAAGCAAGACAAATATTTTGATTCAGAGTCAAAGAAGTTTTATAACGGTGTTTTCGTTTCCGCTTATGTCTCTAAAGGTGCTCAAAGCACATGGGAAAAGGTTTTGGATGGCACACTAACAGGTTTTTCTATTGGTGGAAAAATGAACAAATGGGACGACGCTTTTGATGAGAAGTTAGATTCTCAAATTAGAATTATTAAAGATTATGATCTTGTTGAGTTAAGTCTTGTAGACTCTCCAGCAAATGAATTTGCAAACATTATGTCTGTTGAAAAAGTAGACGGAGTTGCAGTAATTAAAGGTGATAATACAACCTTAGAAAATGTTTTTTGGGATTCAGAAACTGGAATTGTTATGGTTTCAGAAAATGAAAAAGAAATCAGTCCAACAACTGGCAATGAAATGAAAAATATAGGATTCGTTGAAAAAACGGATAATGAAAAAATCAATATGATAAAGTTCTTAGTCGATAGTGCTAAAGGCATTACCACTTCTAAGATTACCAAGGAGGTAAGTCCTATGACAGAAACAACAGAAGTAGTAGCAGAGATTGTTGAAAAATCTGATATTGCAGTTGAAAATGTTGAGGTTGCTCCAGAGGCAGATGCCGTAGTTGATGCTCCTGTTACAGAAGTTGTTGCAGAAGATGCACCAGCAGCGGAAACAGTTGTGGAAGCAGAAAAAGCAGACACAGTTGAAGCAGTAGCAGAAGTTATTGAAGAAGTTGCTACAGAAGTATCTAAAGCAGACGATGTTATTGTTGAGGCAGTAACAGAAGTTAAGAATACTCTTACATCAGCCTTTAGCGATCTACTTGCAACAGTAAAGTCTTTACAGACAGAAGTTGCAGATTTAAACAAACAAGTTGCTGACACAAAGTCACAAATTGTTAATACACAAAATGCACTAGTTGAAACAAACGGTGCAGTTAACGAGTTTGGAAAGAGAATGGAATCAGTAGAATCTGATACCGCTTTCCGAAAGTCTGGCGATCTCGGCGAGGTCGTACAGTTACAACCAGTAATGGTTGAGAAATCCCTATGGGGCGGACGTTTCCTCAAAACAGCCGATCTATTCAGATAGAAAAATCACGTGGAGGTGAAATATATGTCGGAAGAAATAATTAAAAATCAGCCAGGAACATCAGGCGATCTAGGTGGAACAGCACCTGGAACAGCCCAAGCACAAGGTGCATTCGCATCTGGTTCTGATGCTGGTGAAAACGTAGCAGGCAACTATGCAAACGGTGGTGTTTTAGGTAACATCGCAGAAGCATCATTTGGCTCTACATCAGGAGTTAACGCAGTAAATCCTTCAGGTGATACTGGAAGCGGTATCTTACGCCCTGAACAAGCACGTCGTTTTATAGACTATGTGTGGGACGCAACTGTATTGGCTAAAGATGGTCGCAGAGTGACCATGAAAGCAAACACAATGGAACTTGAAAAAGTTAACGTTGGAGAACGTGTAATCCGTGCAGCCTCACAAGGCTTAGGCGAATACACAAACGCTGGTGCAACATTCTCAAAAGTTGAATTAACTACAAAGAAAATTCGCTTAGACTGGGAAGTATCATCAGAAGCACTTGAAGACAATATTGAAGGTGCAGCATTGGAAGATCATATCGTAAGATTGATGACCAACGCATTCGGTAATGATATCGAAGACCTTGCAATTAACGGAACAGGAACAGGTTCAAATGCTTTCACTAGCATCATGAACGGTTTCGTAAATCAAGTAACAGCGAACACTTCAGCAGCACACGAGTCAGTAGCCAACGTAGTATCAAATGCTTGGACAACAAACACACTGCAAGATATAATTCTTGCAATGCCACGTAAGTACCGTGCACTTAAGAATAATCTTAAGTTCTACGCAGGTACAGACGTTTTCCAAGGTATTGTTAAAAACAATGGTACTCTTGCCGATGCAATTGCCGAAGCCTTTGTAAATAAAGGTCCAGGTACAGAAGCAAATCGTCAAGCATACCTTGATGGTAACGCACAAACATTCGGAGGAGCACGTACAACACGTGTACTCGGAATTGATGTTCAAGAAGTTCCTTACTACCCTGCAGGATATGTCGATTTGACATTCCCTGCTAACCGTGTATGGGGTTTCCAACGCGACATCACAGTTAACCGCGAATACAGACCAAAGAAAGATACTGTAGAATATACAGTTTTCGTTCGTTTCGGTATTCAATGGGAAGAACTAGATGCAGTCGCTTATGCGGATGCAGCAGGCGAATAGCCTAATCTGTAATACAATTTTAAGGGGAGTAGGATTAATTTCTTACTCCCTTTAATATTTAATTAAATGATATAATACTACAAGGAGGAATATATGTCAGAATTAGACAAAGATTTAAATCTACAAACACCAGAAACAGTTGAAGAAAATACTATTCAAGACGCAGTTGTTGAAGATATTGTAGAAGAAGTTATAGAAGAAATCCAACCAGCATTGTTAGCCCCAGGCGAAGCATTAATTCCAGAAGATAAAAAACAAGCAGTTCAAGACCTTGTTGAAGGACTTGCTCCATTATCAACTGGTGCCATTGGTGTTGGAAAACAACCAAGAACTAAAAAAGAAAAACCTGCTGAACCTAAACAAGGTAAAGAAAAAGTTGCAATTAAGTCAACTAAGAACGTATCCTGGATGGGTGTAGGCCAAGTAAAAGTTGGTATCAACTACGTATCCGCAGAGGAAGCAAAAGAATGGTCAACACGTAATCACATTACAGTTTTGAAACCAGAAGACGTTGCAAGGGAATACGGCTTATAAACAATGGAAGCATTAAGGGTTCCACCATACCCACTAACACTAAAGTTTGATGTCCCAACAAGTGGAGATATCTACACTCTTAGATTACAGGATTTGGTGGAACACTTTGTTGAAGAATCAAATATAACTTCAGCAAACTTACAAATAACATATGTAATACCATTATCAAAAATAGAATTTGACAGAAAATATGAAGTTAAGATTTTAAATTCAGATGAAGAAATAGTGTTTGAAGATAATTTAGACATAGTAAGACCATATACTGACCCTAATAAACTTGGAACTACCGCTTCAGAAATAACAGAAGCAAAATATAACGAACTTATTGCAAGATCAATTATTGACTCATTCGTTGTTGATGGTTTTTATAATCAAAAAGTTATTGTTCAAACAGTTGGAGAAGGATTAGATTATATACCTTTGTGGATAAATGCTTATAAGGTATTGAGAGTTTATGAAAACGATGTTTTAATTTTTGATGTTGATGAAGAAACAAACGATAGATATTTTAAATTATCATTAGATAACTCTGCTGTACAAGAATATATTCCCAATTCAACAGAATCATTAAATAGATTAGAAAAAACGCTACCAAATCTTCCAGTATCATACGGTGATTTAGGGTATTATGGTTGGGATACTGTTACTTTTCCTACAGGATATGACTATACATTAGTTCTAGATGCTGGATATAAAACAATTCCGTCAGATATTCAGGCAGCAACAGAAATGTTAGTTAATGATATTAAATGTGGAAGACTTGATCAATATAAAAGATATGTTGAAGAATATCAAACAGATCAGTACAAAGTTAAATTTAATGCTAAAAAATTATTTAACGGTACAGGCAATATCATAGTTGATCAAATACTATCAAAATATACTAAGAACATTACTAGACTAGGAATACTATGACATGTTTAGACGACAACTTTTTATACCCTATGACAGCAGAAGTGTACTATTCATCCGTTCAGCAAGGTCAGTACGGTAATATTAAAAAGCAATGGTCAAAGTTTAAAGATATAAAATGTTACTTTGCATCTGGTAACCTTAGAAATAAAGAAGAGCAACAAGTACAAAATGTAGCAATTTTGTTTGACAAAGTTTTGAGCGGTAGAGTTCCAACAGATATTAGATTTGATGATATGAATGGTGGAATTGCATTAACTAATCTTCTTATAACAAACATATCAGATGGAGAAGGTAACCCTATATATGTTGAAACAGGTGGGGTTCGTGCTGGTAAATCAAGTATTTTTGAAGTTGCAACACTAAGCCCATACTCTGGTTTGTTTGGAAAAACAGAATATTATAAGATTGTAATTAAAAGGTCTGATAGTCAGGCGATAGATTTATGATAATAGTTGATAATAAACAATTTAAAAAAGAAATGAACAACATTGTAGATTACTCTATTGGATTTTTAGAAGGAATAAAAGGTGGAAAGACAGCGTTTCTTAATAACCTTGGGCGTGAGACTATACAAACATTAAAAGAATTTGTTGATTTAAATGCAAGAATTGATCCAGCAATTCTGCAGCACGTATATGAATGGTATCAAGTTGGAAGTCCAAATGCAAGATTGTTTGATATTGAGTACACTGTAAGCAATCAAGGTTTGTCAATATACTCTACACTTAGCCAATCATCAAGAGTTAAAGATGGATCTACTACACCATTTTACGATAAAGCAAGAATTATGGAAAAAGGAATACCAGTAACTATAAGACCTAAAAAATCTAAGGTGTTAGTATTTGAAGAAAATGGAGAAACAGTGTTTACTAAAAATCCAGTTACAGTTAACAACCCTGGCGGAGAAGATGCTCAAGGTGGATTTGAAGAAGTGCTAGACATATTTTTAAATCAATATTTTAAACAATCATTTTTAAAGTCATCTGGTTTATCAGACTACATTAAAAATCCAAAAGTATTTAAAACTAATTTAAGAGCAGGTGCCAAGTATGGCAAAGGTTTTGGATATTCAACTGGATATAAATGGATTGCTAATGCGGTGATTGCATAATGGCTGCTACGATACATCATCCACCATCATTAATTAATGCTTATTTACAAAATAAAATTAGTGAGTTTTTTGGAACATCAGCGATTGATGGGTTAGATGAACAAGATACTTTCCTTATTCCATTTTTTCCAACTGCTCCAACAGATATCAATGCTTTAACTGAATCTTTTCCACAATCACTTGGAACATTTGCAGTATATGACAGGATGTTTAGAATGAATAGAAAGACATTTCCACATATATATTGTGAACAAATAATGTATTATTTTTATAACTTTGGTGGAAATGCAATTGAAAGAACAATCATTCTAAGTCAAAAGATTCAAGATCTTTTAAATTCATTAGACGAGTCTGCAGTTGATATAAATAAGTGGATAAGAGATAATCAAGATACGGTTATTCCTGGTCCAGAAATAGCACTTAAAGATATGTCACTTCCCCTATATTTTCACACCTTTAAAACCTACCAACTTCAAGAGACTAGAGACATCATAGACTTTGGAACAGCCAGAACCTATGCAGGAAACAAGATTATTTTAGATTATGACTGGCATAAAGGCTAACAAAATGGTGTTATACTTGACCTTGAGGAAACATCGCTTTACAACTAAATAAGAAAACCCTTTACAAGGAGAGGTGAAATAAATGGCATATTCTCGTGGACAATCCAACAACATTATCGTTGGTGCAGCCGCATTGTTTACATACAATGACGGTGCTTTAGCACAAACAATCGGTACTGCAGGTGGACCACTACCAGCATTTGAAGCAGCAACATCATACAAAGATACTTTGACTGATGACGTTGACTTCACAAACGTAGGTTATACCAGCAATGGTATCGAACTTACATTCCAACCATCTTTCGGTGAAGTTCAAGTTGATCAAGTTCTTGACGTTGCTCGTCTTTTCAAAGACGGCATGCAAGTATCTTTAGCAACATCATTTGCAGAAGCAACACTAGAAAACCTTCTAGTGGCAGTAGCAGCAAACGCAAATGATTTAGATGAATTATCAACCGCAACAGGTATTGGTACAGGAAGCCAAAGTTTCGACATCAACTCAGGTGAATTAGGCGACGTTCCTCTAGAACGTGGTATAGTAGCCGTTGGTCCAGGAACTGGTGACCCATCAATCGATAAGGAACGTATCTATATCGGATACCGTGCTTTGTCAATCGAAAACGTAGTAGCATCAGCAAAACGTGATGCAGCATCTATGTTTGACGTAACTTTCCGTATGTTACCGTTAGATGACGGTATGTATGGTAAGATTGTTGATCGTACAATTGCTTAGTAAGTAATTTTACAAGATTAGCCCACCCATAAAACGGTGGGCTTTTCTATTTGGTATAATGGTTTAATGGCCACAAAAATTTATGAAGAGGGTATCGTTGAGTTAGTAGACGGCACAAAAATAACAGTAGGTCCAGCAAAAATAAAATATTTAAAAAAAATATTAGATCAGTTTTCGTTAATATCTAAAGTTGACGGCGAAGATGAAACTCTAGAAATAGTCTTAGAGTGTGTAAAAATATCAATGCAGCAGTTCTATCCTCAGTTATCAAATAGCATAACAGACATTGAGGATAATTTTGACATTAAGCAACTTTATAAAGTTTTAGAATTTTCAGCGGGTATCAAACTAAATGAGGATAAAGAAGATAGTATAGAGCAACAAGCAAAGTCAGAAAATGACAAAGGGTCTAACTGGGACGACCTAGATCTTGCTAAACTAGAATCTGAGGTTTTTTTAATAGGTGCTTGGAAGAATTATGAAGAGTTAGAAACATCAATATCTATGCCAGAGTTAATATCTGTGTTAGAAATGAAAAGAGAAATAGATCGCAACGATAAAAAGTTTTCTGCAGCAATGCAAGGGGTAGATATAGATAAAGATAAAAATGATAATGCCTGGGAAGATATGAAAAAAAGAGTGTTATATAAAGGAAAAGATGCAAATGATATAACAAACCTTCGTGGAGCAAGAGCACAGAAAGCAGGGTTTGGCATTGGAAATGGTTTGGGATATGAAGAGGTTGTTGGTTAAAATATAGGTCCTCTGTGATATAATTAAGGTTAACCTTATAAGGAGGAAAAATGGCAACTACTGTTAACGAAGAAAAAACAGTTACGCTTATTGATGGTACAAAAGTTAAAGTAAGACCACTGAAAATTTCTCTCCTACGTCCTTTCATGAAGAAATTTGAAGGTGTAGCAGCGGTCGCAGAAGATAACGAAAAATCAATGAACATATTAATGGAATGTATTCAGATTGCAATGCAACAATACAAGCCAGAAATTGCAGAAGACTTGGCAGCGTTAGAAGAAAATATGGATCTTCCAACGGTATATAAAATTATAGAAGAGGCATCTGGAGTTAAGTTAGCAGATGCAGCATTACTTAATAATTTACCATAAAAACTAAATAAAGAGGTAATAATGAATGGCTGATATCGAATCCAATATAAAAATTGGTGTTGATGCTGATCAAGCGTTAAGGCAACTTAAACTTTTACAGCGTCAGTTATCAGCCTTTTATTCTACAATGGCCAAATCTGGGGCCGCTGGTGCAGCGGTTTCTCAGAACATGGCTCAAAACTTAACTAATCAAATTAATGCAAGCGGCAAATTCTATGCCGAAATGAAAAAGATTAAAACAACAACAGATTCTTTTAATGAGGCTTTAGAAAAAAATAAATTTGGAATGAAGGAGTACTTCAGATACGCTGGTGCTTCTACTAAAACTTTTGGTAAATTATTTAAAACAGAGTTTGACACTATCAATAAAGTTGCAAGAGAAAATGTAAAAACACTACAAACCCAATATATTAAAATGGGTAGAGATGCAAGTGGTGCTCTCAAGGCAATGTCTATTCGTCCATTAACTTTGGATATGAATGATTATGCAACTAAAACAGCAATGGCTGCTCAACGCCAAGCATTACTTAATCAATTATTAAGACAAGGATCTACAAATCTCTTAAACTTTGGTAAAAATACACAGTGGGCTGGTCGTCAACTTATGGTTGGTTTTACTGTACCATTAATGTATTTTGGTTCCGTTGCAGCAAAAACATTTATGGAATTAGAAGAACAAGCAATTAGATTTAAACGTGTTTACGGTGACATGTTTACAAATACTAAAGAAACAACTGAAGCATTGCAAAATGTTAAAATGCTTGCAAATGAATTTACTAAGTATGGTGTAGCCGTAGCAGATACAATGAAAATGGCTGCCGATGTGGCAGCAACAGGTAAAGTTGGAAATGATTTATTAGTTCAAGTTGCCCAAGCAAATAAACTTGCTGTACTTGGTGGCATTGATCAACAAAAATCTTTGGACACTTTAATTTCTTTAACTTCTACTTTTGGAATTACTGCAGAAAAGACTGCACAACAAATTGACTTTTTAAACGCAGTAGAAAACCAAACAATTCTAAGTATTGATGATTTAACAACAGCAATTCCTAAAGCAGCACCAGTAATTAAACAACTTGGTGGAGATGTTCAAGACTTAGCATTCTTTATGACTGCTATGCGTGAAGGTGGCATTCAGGCTGGAGAAGGTGCCAACGCATTAAAGTCTGGTCTTGCATCTATTATTAATCCAAGTAAAAGAGCATCAGAGTTTCTTGCTAGTTTTGGCATTAATATAAAAGGAATTGTAGATGCAAATCAAGGTGATGTTAAAAAACTTGTTATAGACGTAGCAAGTGCATTAGACAAACTAGATCCACTTAATCGTGCTAGAGCAATTGAACAACTATTTGGTAAGTTTCAGTTTTCACGTATATCTACGTTATTTCAAAACGTTATTAAAGAGGGCACTCAAGCACAAACTGTTGCTGAGTTAACCACTGCTACCGTAGAAGAACTTGCCATATTGTCTGAACGAGAATTAAATAAAATTTCTGAATCACCAATGTATAAGTTTAAAAAACAAGTTCAAGATCTTAAAACAGTAATAGCCCCAATAGGTGCAGAATTTTTAAAAGCACTAACACCAATTATTGAATTTTTTAATAAAATATTAAGACGTTTTGAAGATATGAGTGATGGCACAAAGAAGTTTGTTGTTTACTTAACCACAATTCTTGCTGGTATTGGCCCATTAGCCTTGATGTCTTTTGGTTTGTTGGCTAACGGTGTTGCAAACATTATCAAGTTGTTTGTTAGCATAAAGTCAGTATTTAACAGGGCTGGAAATTCTACTACATATTTAGGTGAGCAAACTAACTATTTGACTCAAGCACAAATAAATGCTGCTGCAGTTGCATCATCATTAGATCAAGCACATATGACATTAACGCAAAGGTTTACTGCAGAAGCACAGGCAGTTAAGTTATTAAGAAATGCCTACATGGAAGCAAATGCTGCAAGCCTTAATTTTTCAATTGGCAAGGGTATTGCAAAAACTCCAGGAATGCCATTAGCAAACGGTATATTAAGTGTACCTGGACCAAAGGGTGCAGGAGATGTAGTACCAGCAATGCTTTCACCAGGAGAGGCTGTAATTCCAGCAAAGCAAAATAAAAAGTTTGGTGGATTAATTAGAGGAATTATTGCTGACAAAATACCTGGTTTTATAAAAGGATCAGCATCAATAAAAACAGTTAATTTTGGCGGTACTGACTATTCAAATATAGCAACTAATGCAAAAACAACAGAATCAAAATTATCTGAATATTTACATAGATATAGTACTGGTGCAAATGCAACTCAAGAAACAAATGTACAATTAACAAAAATGTTAGAAACACTAAATCAAAGAGCATTAGCAGAAGGTAAAACTCAAATACTTAGTTTAAAACAAATTCAACAAGCACTTGCTGAATTTAATTTAAGAGAAATAAATCCAAAGGGTACAGGCCGCCAGTCTGCTGGCAGTGTGTTTGCACATGGAAGTGCACCACGTAGAGCAACTCAAGAACAATTAAATATTATTAATCAAGAAGGACAGAGACTAATATCGCAAAATCCAGAATATCATGAAAAAACAAAATATAGTAAGGCGAATATGCTTGCTCAAGCAGAATCAGCAACTATGTATAATCGTTATGGCTTTAACACAGATCATTCTTATAACACAGGAAGTGGAGATACTAAACTATTTCAATCAGAATTTTTAGATCCAGCCAAACAAACAAAAGTTATGAGTCCATTTTATGAAGAGTGGGCCGCACAACAGGGAAAAACTTTAAATGAAGTATTAAAAGATCCCAAATTATTTAAAAAAATGACTCTTGATACAAGTTCTTTTGCAAAAGCAATTGGAGAAGAAATTGGAAAAATAGGAACTGAAACTTTCTCAGATGATCAATTTTATAAAGCAGTTGCAGATGCAGAAGCAAAACATTTTGCTAAAGGATCAAGTGGAAAATTAAAAAGACCAAGAATGAAAAGAGTAGTTGATGCATTAAAAGAAGATTATTCAACATTGGGACTGATGGGTGGAGAAGCAAACAGGGCAACTGGTCAAAGAGTTGGAGTTGCACAAAGAGATCAAGAACTTAGACAACAACTTGGAATGCCTTTAAGTGGTAAACCATATAAAAGAGGCGGTCAGTATGCTTCTATTAGTCAAAAGGTAAGACAAAAAAGTATAGATTATGGATTTACTCAAATTGGAGACTCTTTTAGTGAAACACTAGATGCAAGGTCACCATCTAAAAAATTAAGAAAAATAGGAAAAGATGCTGGCACAGGACTTTTATTAGGAGTTAAAGAATCAGTCAAGGATGCAAAAGGTGCTGGTCGTCAATTAGCCATGTCAGTTATTCAGGGGTCAATGCAAATTCCACAATCAAAACTTACAACAATGAATAGAGGAATTGTTGGCCCAACTTCACCATATAATCCTGGCGGTAATGACAATAATAAACCAACAACTAAGAATAGAGGAAGAGTTGGTGTTGGTGGATTAGCAATGGGTGCTAATGCATTGTTAATGGGTGGTTCTATGATGCCAGGCCAAGTTGGAGATATGTCACAAAAACTTATGATGCCAGTTATGGCTTTGTCTATGATTCTTCCACTACTACAGAGTAAGTTTGGATTACTAACTGTTGGTATTGCGGCATTAACATATGCAATAGTTTCTACAAGAATGGCTTTTGATAAGGCACAAGACTCTGCAATGAAACTTGCTGAAAACTTAGGTAGTGGTGCTAAGGCAATGGAAGAGTTAGCAAAATTCTCAGGCAAAGTAAGTGCTACAGAAATTATGGATAAACGTCGTAAAAACTCTCTATCTCCATTTCAAGTTCAAACAGGTAAAACAACATTTGGACAAAGTTTTGTTGATTCAGATTTAGGAAAGCAAACAATATCTGCAGTTACTGATTCTATGAAAGTTGGTGGAAGAGCGGGTGCTCAATCTCAATTATTAAGTCAGTTAACTACAGGTGTAGTAACAGGATCTTTGACTGCTGATCAAGCAAGAAGCATTGCTGCAAATATTGGAGAACAACTTGGTGATTATTCATTTGGAATTCAGGTAAATGCAAAAATGTTAGAACTGCTTGGACCTAACGGAGAAAATCTTGAAAAAGATCCAATCGCTATTAGAGTTAAATTAATGCAAGACGCAAGACAAAAGGCTAACAGTGCAACTGGAATGATAGGCAATGCTGCAAGATATACTGGAAAAGATACTGCTAAGTTTGGTGGTTTTGGATTAGGTGGACTTATTGGCGGTGGAGCATTGGCAGTTGGTGGAGGAATGGCTTCAGCAGTTGCTGGTGGTGCCGCAGCAGGAAGTTTTGTTCCAGGAATTGGAACCGCAATTGGTGCTGGTGCTGGTGCTTTAATTGGTGGAACACTTGCTTTGCGTGATAGACAAAAAAGAATTGGTGCTGCTTCAGGTGGAGCGGTTGCAATGCAAAAGATGGCTCTTGAACAACAAACAGCAATGATGGATTCGTTAGAATTAGAATATGAAAAAAGAATTGATATTGCTAAAGCAGCAAACGATTTAGAAAAAGTAGCAAGGCTGACAGCAGAGCGTGAAGCAGGAAGAATTGCTCTATTAGAAGAAAACAAAGGGTTATTAACTGATATTGGTGCATCTTATAGTGGTGCATCTTCGATGCTTGGCGGTAACGTACAAAAAGCAATGATGACTGGTGTGGACAAAGCAATCACTAATCAATATAAAGATACTGCAATGGCAGACATAGTTCCATTAGCACAAACCGCTATAGGTGGTTCTGGAGCAACTAAAGAACAACAATATAAAATTAAGATGGAAATGGCAAGTGGCAATATAGACCCTATGCAAATTGTTAGCATGTTTGAAATGTTTAAAGAAGATCAAGGATCAGTAGATGCCCTGTTAGATATTACGGCTAACTTTGGCGGTAAATTTGCAAACCAAGCAATATCAACAGTGTCAATGTTTACCAATAAAGATGGAAGTGTAAATAAAACTGCTCAAGCAAAATTTATTGCAGACATAAAAACAAAGACACCAAAAGAAGCAGAAAAAATGTTAACCTTCTTTGGAGACATTACAAAAACTGGAGAAGTCTTAGACGTTGGGGTTGCAGTAGAATATTTGCAAAAAAATCCAAATATTGCTAACAACCTTCAAGAAACAATAGCAAATATTAAAGCACAAAAAGGAAAGATAAGTTTAGAGGTAGCAGCAACAATCCTTGGTGCAAAAGAAATGGAAGCCTTGAGATCAGATCAAGAATATTTTAATAGTCTTCCAGCAGAACAACAAAAGGTTTATTTACAAACACTCACAACTATGGCTGAAGTTACAGGAAATAACAGTAAAGAATTTTTGGCATGGCAAGCAGCAAACCCAGGACAAAGTCCAAATAAATACTTTACTGGAGCCGCACAACAGTTAACCAAAGCAGAGGCCTTGGCAACACCAGCCACTGGCGAGGACGGTAGCGAGACAGGCACAGGACCAACTTCATCTCCACTAGATGAACTAGTAAAAAAGATTAGAGATACTAGAAAGGCTACTGAAGAACTAACCACTGGATGGGATTCTTCTGCTAGTGCATTAAAAAGAATGGCAAAAGAAGGTATTGAAGGATTTAAAGGTTTGTCACAAACCCTTAGAAGTCAAGGTGCTAATCAAAACACTATAGATTTTATTACTGCCCTATCTCCTGAAGACTACAACAAATACAAGAGTCTATTTAAAGACATGAAAACTTTACAGTCTGCTATTAACTTTGCTGAACTTGGATCATATCAAGATAGTCAAGAAAAAATAATTGCAGATACAGATAATCAAACAATAGCATTTAATAAGTTAGTTGCTGCAGGTATGGATTCAGCAACTGCATACGAAGCAGTTCAAAACACTGGTTTTGCAGCAGCAGTTGCTACAGAAAAACTTGGCAAGAATATGAAAAAAATTGTTGACACCACAACAGCAGCCAATAGGAAAAAAATTGAAGGTTTCTTAAAAATGGGACAATACTCACAAGCATTTGATCCTGGATATAATTTAGCACAAAGATATTTTGATGTTCAAGAAAAACTTATGAAGTTAAGAAGACAAGCAGAAATTGATCAACAACAAGCAGTAATTGATACCGCTGATATTCAAATAAAGAGTGCACAAAATATTCAAGATGTAAATAATTATCAAATTTCTACATATGAAGATGGACTAAAAACTATAGATGATCAGGCTAATGAAATAACTAAAAAATATGACAAACAGTTTGAATCACTTGATAAGATTTCTAAGATTAATGAAACAATTGCTAGACAAGAAAAGGGTAGACTATCACTTGCCGAAGCATTGTCTCAAGGAGATATTTATGCAGCAGCAAGAGCGGCTCAAGAACTTCGTGCACAAAATGCAGCAGATGCAATTGCTCAACAAAGAACTGGAATGGAATCAGCAAGGGACGCACAGATAAGTGCCCTAACTGGTAATGGATTAACCAGAGACCAACTAGAAGAAAAAATAAAAGCATTAAAAGAACAAAATTATAGAATTGATCAAGACACTATTAAACCTTTACAAGAACAGTCAAGACTTGCACAAGTTAAATTAGATTTAATAAATCAAGAGGTAGAAGCACAAGCAAAAAATCTAACTCTTGCTGGAATGACAAAGAAAGAATGGGAAACACAAGCAACAAAGATAGAAGCAGCACAAGTTGCAACAGAACTATATAACGGTGTTCTTCAGGGATCCTTAGATGCAATTAACAAAATGAATGCTGGATGGCAAGGCATTTTAGATAAACTTGGACAGTATGTTGGAACCAATTTACCATCACTACCAGATGGAACTACTACAACCACAACTACAACAGATTCAGGAACAAGTGAAAAACCACCAAAGGGTATAAAATCACCTGGAGTTGTATCAAAACCATCAACCCCATCAAGCGTAATTAATAAAAAATTTCCAACAGTTACTTCTGCAAACATCATGGGAAGTGGAAGTGGATTTGGTATTGGAAGTTCATCTAGCAATAAAATTATGGGTGGAGGTAAAACTCTTGCACCCCAAACATGGCAACAAGCAGTTGCAAAAGCAGTTCCAAAGAAATGGAATATGGGTGGAAGAGTACAAAGATTTGCTTCAGGGGGATTTGCAATTGGTACTGATACCGTGCCAGCAATGCTAACTCCTGGTGAATTTATTGTAAGTAAATATGGTGTGGACAAATTCGGGGTAGATAACTTAAGAGCAATTAATAAAGGTGACAATCCTTCATCATCTTCAGTGTATAATTATAACTTGAGTGTTAATGTTAAATCTGATGCAAACCCTAACGAGATTGCTAGAACGGTAATGATGCAGATTAAGCAAATAGATTCTCAAAGAATCAAGGGGAATAGAATATAATGGCAACTTTAAATTACCTTGCTGGTAGAAAAAAATACAGTAGACCACAAGCACTGTTGTTTTCAAATAATCCTGGAACACTTGTCTCAGGCCCCAATGGTCCAACCCACGTACCATCTGGATACGAAATCGGAACTGATCCAACACAGATTGGAAATTTGACGGATGGTATTTTCTTAATATTATCAGATCATAATCGCAGTGCTATAGATATTAAACATAACAGACTTGAACAAAGAGAAAGAACTATAAATGGAAAGATGAGATCATTTTTTATTGCAGATAAGAGTGTGTTTACTATAAGTTGGCAAAACCTGCCATCTAGATCTTTTGAAAATACTATAAATTTTGATACAACAACTGGAAAAGAAGAAAGTGAATTAAAAAGATACACAGTAGATGGTGGAGCAGGAGGAAATGAATTACTAAACTGGTACTTAGAAAGTCCTGGATCATTTTATTTATTTCTTGCTTATGATAAATATAATGCTTTTCAAGGACAAGATAACGTAATGGGAAGGCTTAATGAATATCAAGAAGTTAAAGAAGTTTTTATAACTGATTTTTCATATAACGTAAACAAAAGAGGTTCTAATACACACGACTTGTGGGACGTAACTATATCTTTGGAAGAAGTATAATGTTTGAAAATGACAACATTAGAGGAGTTTTTGAAGGATCTGAAAGTGTAAACATTAAAGGATTAGTTTTAGCAGAATGGAATTTTAATAATGCAGAAAACTTATTTAAAATTGGAAACTACAGACATCGTCCATTAGAAAGTTCGTCTAAATATAAAAATATTATTAATTTTTATGATCCCAATGATAGCGGCAATTTTTATACAGATGCAACTAATGCTGACATAGTAGTAGATGGTGGATACGACGATTCAGACGAACCGCAACTTTTTACATCTATTAAAGAAAAAGAAGGGCAGTTATTTTCTTTAGAGGATTGTTTTAATAAATTTAGACCAAGATCTGGAATAAATAAAATACAATACTTCAATAATAAATATTTTCATAATTCAAATTCTTATTTGGCCAATAGACCAAGATATTATATGTCAGATAAAAGAGATTATTTTAAATATTGGAGTTCTTATAGAACAGAAGACAACATTGAAAGAGGTATTGCTAAAAATATTTCAAACAATAAAAATTATATAGATGATGCATCGCCGTTTGTGGTGTATAAAGATAGTATTCCAGTTAATAGAATTGTTATTAAGATGCAAACAAATATTGGAGAAATTGATTTAGGTCCATTTTCAACAGTGTCTGAAAGTATAAGTGATCCATTTTATGGATACAGCAATCAGACAACTCCAAGTACTTGGAAGGTTCAGATACTTAATAATAATATTTGGACGGATATAATTAATTTTGATGAAACTTCTACAAGATCAGATGGCAGTAATATTATTAAATCTGATGGGCACGTTGAATTAAAATACGGACTACTCACTCCATTAAAATATATTGATACCTTTTCTTTAATTGAAACTATTTCATCTACAGCACTGTTGCCAACAACATCTTCATATGGACATGCTTATTTAGTTAATAATAATAATCAACTTGGAACTCTTCATATTTATAATGGATTTGACTATGACTTGTTTATTCCAGAATATGGGTGGGGCTTACTAGAAAAAGAAATAGATAAAACTTCCACGGTAACAGAACTAGTAAACGTAATATCCTATAACAATGCTAATACAAATAGCATATCTTATAAAGAATTTCAATATATAAATGGAATAAGAGTTGTAGTAAGCACAATGAATAAGTTTGACAGTGTCTTTGATTTAATTGAGTTGTCTCCTAGATTGTTGGTAGACATAACAGATAATGTCACTACCTATACAATAAATAAATCAATATCTGATTTAAGCACAAACGGACTACCAGTAGGACAACTTTTGGCATCTACTGGCAACCTAGAATTAATTGATCCAGATATGTCTTTTAATAAAAACAATACAAATAGCATTGTTCATAACTATTTAAATAATAATGTTAAATTTAGTTTTTATGAAAGTGTAGAGACTATTAATAATATTTATGAGCACATACCGTTAAAAAAACTATACTCAGATTCCATACCGCAAACAGATGTAAAGAATGGTAAAACCTCTATAGAGTTAAGAGATTTATATTTTTATCTAGAGCAGATAAATGCTCCTAGTTTATTTTTAACAAATGTGTCTTTAAGTTTTGTAGTTTCAACATTATTAGACTACGCTGGTTTCTCTAATTACATATTTAAAAAAATTGAAAATGAACAAGAACTTATTATTCCTTTCTTTTTTTGTAATGAAGAAAAAAATATTGCACAGGTTTTAAATGATTTAGCAATATCTTCTCAATCTTCTATGTTTTTTAATGAAGAAAATGATCTAGTTGTAATGAGCAAAAACTATACTGTACCAAAAATAACAGACAGGTTATCAGACATCACTCTTTATGGCTCTAAAAATAATCAAATAAATAATAAAGAAAATATATTAAATGCTTCAATAGTGGATACAAAGGTTTTGAATTCTGGTAAAATTAATTATACTACTAGATATATTCAAAAAACTTTAGGATCAATCAAGCAAGCAACGTTAATTGATAAAGAAAAAACTTGGATATACAAGCCAACATTGTTATGGGAAGTTTCTGGAAAGGGCAATACAAAAACTGTAAATGAGTCTGCCGCATCTATGTCGTCATATGTTTTAGCAGCAATACCGCTAGGATCATCTTTGTCAAGTGATGTTCCATCAATTAGTCACAATGTATTGTTAAATAATACCATTGATCTTGGAGAAAACATATATTGGATCAGCAACTATAATGGATATTTTTATTCAAATGGTGAGGTTATTAGGTACGATGCAGTTGAATATAATGTTTCTGGAATAGGAAATATTTGGATAACTAATGTTGAAGATTATGAGAATTATTTTTCTCAGTTACCCTTTAACGGAAAAATGTATCCAACTGGATTAATTAGAATTTATACAGAATTGGATTATGTAGAAGTAAATGGTGTAAAAGTTTTAAAAGATGGTGATGTAATAAAGAATGGAAGAGGTCAATTTGGAACAGAGGTCACAAGTCATCATGCTGGATTAAACCCATATTGGACTAGTGGAGACAACGTAAAAAGTTGTAACATGTATTCTGAATATTTGTTTGCAAATAAAACATTAGACAAAACAGTTGTAGTTGGTGCTGCTGGTGTTAGCGATAGCATAGCAAAACAAACAACTAGAACTGGTATTATTAAAAACTTTTTATCAAGTTCTTATACTTCAGAGTATGATAATAAAAATTCAATTAATAAAAAATCTGGAAACATTCAATCATCTGCATTGGTTATGACTGGGCCATCGTTTAACTTTGAACAAAAACCAATTAATTATATTAACTATGTTTATAAACCACTAAGCAGCAAATTTAAACATTTTGGAACTAGATTAAGAATTATTGGTAAGGTTGAAAACAATGAGGTTAGAGGTCAAACACCAACTGGAAGCATGACATATTACGTTGTTCCTGGAACTGATCCATCTCAAAATATCAGTATAGGTGGTGGCTCTGGTGGCTTAGGAATTATGGTTAACCCTACAAACAATGTGGGATATTATTTTGAAATCGCAGCATTAACAGAAACAAACATAGATAAATATGCCAATGGTTCTACAATTGCTAACTTAATGTTTTACAAGATAGGAAAAGATAGTGCAACAGATATGGCTGTTCCTGTAAAGTTATGGTCTGGCTCAACTAACATATTAGTAGATGATGGTAACTTTACTGGACAATACAGGGTAACAGGAGAGTCTAATCCAACCGTATATGACATAGCAGTTGAATATTTAGATATTGGACAAACAAGAAAGTTTTATTTATATATAAATAATAACATTGTTGCCATAGTTGATGACACAAGCCCACTTCCTATTTATAATAATATGTGTTTGTTTACCAGAGGAACATCTAAAATTATGTTTGAAAACATATTTGCTTTAGGAAGCAACTATTCTAAAAATGTTTCAGAAAATATAGATATACCATTTAATAAAATATTTGATAATCAAGAACTCACATCTAGTGATGCATTTAGAAAGTACGCTTTAAGTTCTGTAATACAGTCAACATACCTTTCTGGCATAAGTCCCTCAGAGCCTCCATCTTACAATTTTTATTTTGATGAGTTTGGTTCTATTATGAGAGAGTGTGCATATTTTAATATCAAGTTTGATAAAGCATATCCAGCACTATATTCTAAAATATCTCCAACTTTTAATAAAATAAAGGGTTATACAGTTTCTGGATTTTTACCAGATGCTTACGGTGCAGAATTTTTAATTTTTAATGCAACTGATACTGTCTTAACGCTAGATGAAACATCTGGTAATTATTTAAGAATTCAAGGAGTTGCGTTTACTCAATCAACAAACCATACTTTAACAGTTGAAGATTATTATAAAGAAAACTCTAACTATATTAAAACACAATATTTAGATGATCAAGTTATAAAATCAAATACTGAATCTAAAGATAAATATAATAAGTTAAAAATAAGTAAATCTAAATATGGCACTAAAGAATTTACAATGGATACTCCATACATACAATCAAGAGATGATGCCGAAGCATTGCTTGGATGGATTGTTAATAAAACTATAGATCCTAAAAATGCAATTGGATTAGAAATATTTGCTATGCCAACAATTCAACTTGGAGACATAGTTAACGTATATTATAAAAATGCCAATAATGAAGATATCATAGCATCAGAAAATAAAAGATTTGTTGTTTATAATATTGAGTATGCAAGATCAGCACAGGGTCCAACAATGAAGTTATATTGTTATGAGGTAGCAGATGAGTGATTCAATTCCAAATACACCACAAATAATATACTCTAATTCATCAGATAGTTCTTTGGTTAAGGTTGCAGAGCCGCAATACATCATAGTGGGAGACGAAGAAGTATCTATAGAGACTATGTCTAATTTAATATTTGAAGATATTGGTGGACAAGAAATTATTAATATTGATAGAAATGATACGGTGTTTGGCTCTAAACTTGTTTATGACAATATATACAATTCTAATAAAATATTACAAAGTTATAATTCTTACACCTTAGCCCCAGTTTTTCAAACATCTTATGAGTACTTTAAAAACTTTACAATTGTTCTTGATCAAAAGATACCAAATGTTGCAAATGGTAACAATGGTGTAAACGTTTATATAGAATCATCAACAGGAGATTTAGTTCTAGAACTAGTTAATATTGAAGATGATGAACAAATAGAGATAAATATACTAACTAGTGGAAGCGGCTATTATGATACAATATAATATAGGAGATTTAAGTGATTACTAGTACTGGCAAAAATATAATATTGAAGTACCTACTTGGTCAAGTTCCCTCATATGCTTCATATATCGCTGTTGGTTGCGGTGCAAGGCCTTTAGAGCCATACGTTAGCGGTACAAAGCCAGACTATTCAAATAAGACAGAACTAGATTTTGAAATGTTTAGAGTACCAGTTTCTTCAAGGGGTATAGTAAATGAAGACGGTATATCAAAGATTGTGCTTACTGCAGAATTACCAACAGAAGAAAGATATGAAATAACTGAGGTTGGAATATACTCTGCAGGCTTTAATCGATTATTGAACTCTAGCGATAGCAAATCTTTGCTATCCTTTACTCAATCAGAAAACTGGACTATTAATGGATCTAATACTTTAAACATTGTTGCAGAACCATTAGATGATCCATTGATTCTAAACGTTGTTAAAGATTACTTTACTGTTAACGGATCATCTTTAGAGTTAGATATTTTTCAAACTAATGCAGATAATACTATTTTCTTAAATACATCTAGGTATGAAAAGAATGAAAGATCAAGATTTTTAAACAACATGGTTTTAATGAGAGGAGACTCTTCAACATTTTCTGGATCAACAGGAACACTAGTTGGTGCTGGTAACTTTATTCAGTTATCTGGAACATCCGCAAACCTTTCAAAATATTCTACCTCTGATGAACTCAGACTTGCTTTTAGTGTTTTAAATAAAGATGGTAGTGATGCAGACATCAATACATCAAAAATTGCTGCTCGAATTTTAGTAGAGTTTTCTGCATCTAATACTCCTGGTGCGTATGCAAGAATGGAAGCAAGAGTTGATCATGTTAACGATGACTCTGCTTATGATTTTGATGTAAACAGATATTTTGTTGTAAATAAAGAACTTAAAGATCTAAACACAACTCAGGGTTTTCCTTGGAAATCTGTTGATACAATTAAAGTTTATGCTCAAGTTCTTACTGGTGCATCAACTGCTAATACTGTAGATGATTCTTACTATGTAGCACTAGATGCCCTGAGAGTTGAAAGCAAAAACAATATAAATCCAGCATATGGTTTAACAGGTTATACAGTTGTAAGAAATATAGATTCATTACCAATTGTAAAAAGTCCTAATACTAGCAACTACATAGAGTTTAGGTTTGCTATGGATGTTGAATAATGGTAGATCAAAATATAAAAAAAGTTAGAATATTAAAAAAAGATTTACCTAATTATATAGGAAATAATGATGAACTATTTTATCAAATGAGATATAGAATTGTTTCTGAAGATAAGAATAGGTCTTCACATTGGTCACCAATACATAAACTAGAATCAACAAGTACGTTTGATGAAGTTGGTTTTGATATTGAAGATATTGCAGGAACAAGTATTCCTCATAATGTTTATATAGATGATTCAAACCATACGGCTGCAATTACTTGGACAATGCCATCATTATTAATTACAAACCCAACTGATGAACAAAAGTTAACACAAGTTTATGAAGGATCACTTAAGAGTTTTGATGTTTATGTTCAATGGAAAACAAGTGGAAGTTATGGTAGTTGGATCTGGGTTGGTATTTCTAATGGTAAGTACGATATGAAATATCCATCTACAGGACCAACGCACATGAAGTTTAGAGTACAAAAAGTTACACAAATTAAACAAGCCTTTGATGCTGCCACATATCTAATTAGTACTGAGCAAGCCCTTTAGTGGTATAATAGAATAACTATGGCTAGAATACCTCTCCCAAATCGTGGTCAACCACTTGATGTTGCTTATATGTATCAAATAGCAGATACTTTAAATACATTATCTACCCAAGTTTCACCATCACTTAATAAATATATGACAATAGATACTATTTCTTCTGGAAAACAAGATGTGAAATCATCTGAAATGAGAATGGTTGGTGGATATGTAGAGGTTGCAAATAATAGTACAGTTAGTGCTGGAAACGAACTTCCATTTTCTTTAAGTTATTCTGGATTTAAGTATGCCCCAATTGTTACTGCTACCCCAATAAATATTGATGGTACTTCTGCTGGATCTGACATTTCTGTAGTGTTAAAAAATGTTACAGTGTCAAAAGTGGATGGAGTTGTAAAGTTTAAAACAAGTGGCAATGTTTCTATTGGTATCAATATAATTGCACTTGGAATTCCTAATTAATGTTAGAATGTAAAAAATGTAAAGGAAGAATGTTTCTTGATAGACTTTATAGTTCTCGTCTTCATCTAGAATTATATTGCATGTCTTGTGGGACAAGAGAGTTTATGAACCCACCACAGAGCGTCATAGGAGGATCATGGCTGTTAGAAAAGGAAATCTTGAGAGCGAAGCATACAATCTCGCCCCTGTAATACCTGGCAATAAAAAGGTTTGGTTCTTAAACGGTGAGTTAGTAAGGATTCACCATTTTAATAAATCCAACGGAATCATGTCTGTATATAATATTAATAAAGATAGAATTGAAAGTTGTTTAATTTCTGATTTTAAAAATAAAAGAGAACGTGCATATACAGTTAGAGAAACGGCTGAATTAGTAAATAGACATAAAAAATATATGCCTTCTTTAATGAGACGAGGGATTATACCATTCCCTACTGGATCACAAAAAGGCGGGGCACGAGGATGGCAAGTAAGATCATATTATTCAGAATCACAAGTAAAAGACATACGTGATATACTTGCTTCGTACCATATAGGTAGACCAAGGAAAGATAATTTAATTACAAATGATATTACTCCTAGTACGCAAGAGTTGACTAGAAGAATGGGTGATGGTATACTTAAATATACGAAGACAGAAGACGGTAGATTTATTCCAATTTGGAACGAATCGATTAACTAGCAATAAGGAGTGGGTATGCAAGAAAACGATAATACCAAGGTTTCTATTACTCTTGGTTATACATTAAATCTAGGTAATTTTCAATCACTAAGATTAGATCTTGGTGTGGTAGATTCTAAGAAAGACGGAGAAACTACTAGCGAAGCATTTGAAAGAGTTTATGGTTTTGTTGAAAGTAAACTTACTGAAAAAATTAACGAAGCAAAAGCAGAAATAATCGATTAGTGGCTGAACGCAAAGACCGAATGGCTTTGCTAGGAACATACGCTAAACACCATAAGGTTAAGTATGGGCAACAGCCATCAATAAATAAATGGACAGAGCAGTGGTCTGCTGATGCCCTTATAGAATCATACGGATTAGGTACATGCTATGATTTACTTGAATATTATTTTAAGGTAGCACAAAGTCCTAGTTGGAATTATTTTTCATACAATGCTGAAAAAATTTGGAATGCTAAAATAGATAAAGAAAAAGATAACTTTGAAAGATTAGAAAGACGAAAAAAAGCAAAGGAGTGGCTAAGTGAATAATGTTGAAGCAAAGGTAATTTCTGCAGTACTACAAGACAAACAATTACATGTTCTGCTTCAAAACAATGTTGACAATCTGTTAAAAACCCATAATGATATTTGGAACTTTATTAGAATATACTTTGAACAAAACTCTACAGTTCCACCAGTATCCCTTGTCGTAGAAAAATTTAGAGACTTTAAGCCAGTAGAAAATGTAGGATCAACAAAACATCATTTAGAAGAACTACAAGTTGAATATTTAAATGATAGCCTTAAAGATATATTAAGATCTGCCGCATCTAATGTTTCAGAAAACAAAGGTACAGAAGCATTAAATAATCTTATTACAAAAACCTCAGAATTAAAAAAGAACACTTCCGCCATCCGTGATATTGATGTCACTGACCTACAGTCTGCTATTGCATATTTTGAAAATCTTAAAAAACAACAAGAACTTGGTTTGGTAGGAATTACCACTGGGCTTCCAGGGTTTGATAACTACTTACCGTCAGGAATCATGCCAGGGCAACTGGGAGTGTTTCTTGCATACCCAGGTATAGGTAAGTCTTGGTTAGCCCTTTATTTTGCCGTACAGGCCTGGAAACAAGGCAAATCTCCACTGATCATATCTTTAGAAATGGGTGAAGCAGAAGTCAGAAATCGTGTCTACACGATCATGGGAGAAGGACTTTGGTCACACAGAAAATTAAGCAAGGGTGAAATTGAACTTGACATGTTTAATAAGTGGCATGCAAATAAAATTTCAGGGAAACCAGAATTTCATATTATCTCAAATGACAATGGTGGAGAGATTAATCCATCAGTACTTCGTGGAAAGATAGATCAGTATAAACCAGACTTTGTTATTGTTGATTATTTACAACTTATGAGTCCAAACCAAAGGTCTGACAACGAAACGGTACGAATGAAAAACCTTTCAAGAGAACTTAAACTTATGGCTATTGGTGAAGAGATTCCTATTATTGCAATATCTTCTGCAACTCCAGACGATGTAAACGATTTGAGCAGTGTCCCAACATTGGGTCAAACTGCATGGTCTAGACAGATTGCATATGATGCTGATTGGGTAATGGCACTTGGTCGTGCATCCAATAGTGACATTATCGAATGTGCTTTCAGAAAGAACAGAAATGGATTTATGGGTGAGTTCCTTGTTCAGGTAGACTTTGATAAAGGGTATTACAGATACAAAGATTATGAAGATAAGCAGTTATAATAGTATGTGGACAATTATCATCATAAACCTATCAAGAACTTTAACCTCAGTGGAACCATACACGATGATTCAGCCATTGAAAGGCTTAAATCTGAATATGTAAAACTGCTAGTATCAGAGATGAGGCTATCTGGTTATGTGCCAAAATTTGACATAGAACCTGACTTTACGATAGACTATAATCTAAAGACAAAAAGTTTTGAGTTTGAAATAACAATATACGGAATATATGTAGGAAAGAGAAAGAGTGAATGGATAGACGGAATAAGTCAGGCAACACCAATATATACACGAAAGAACAAATTGAAAGAGTCATTGAAGGATCAGGTTTAAACATTGAGTCACAAGTAGGCTCTGAATTTATTGTATTTTGTCCGTTTCATAATAATCATAGAACTCCAGCAGGCGAAGTTAACATGAACACTGGAATGTTTTTTTGTTTCTCTTGTAATAAAATAGCAGATTTAATTGAGTTTGTAATGCATATTACAGGTAGAACATATTTTGAATCCGTGAGATTTATTAAAGACAAAGAACAGAATATGGATATTGAAAAACAGATTAATAAAAAGTTATCTGTTAAACCAGATTTTGTTCAGTTTGACGAGTTAATAATTAAAAGATTAAATAATCAGGCTTTAGAGTCTTCAAGGGCAATAGAATATTATGCTAAAAGAAAAGTAACTCAAGAATCAATAGTTAAGTTTAATTTGGGTTATTCTGAAAAACAAGATATGGTAACAATACCAGTTCACTCACCAGACGGAATGATGATAGGTTTTGTTGGAAGATCTATTGATGGAAAAGAATTTAAAAATACTCCAGGTATGCCAAAATCTAAAACATTATTTAATCTTAATAGAGTTAAGGCTGCTAATAAAGTTTATGTGGTAGAATCTTCTTTTGATGTTATAAGATTAGATCAAGTTGGATTTCCAGCAGTTGCAACACTTGGGGCAACAATATCTAGTCAACAGGTAGAGTTGCTTAAAAAATATTTTAATGATATTATTGTTATTGCAGACAATGATGAAGCAGGAAATAACATGAAAGACAGGCTTATGGAAAAACTTGGCTCTCGTGTTGGTGTAATAAAGTTAGAAAAGCAGTACAAAGATATTGGCGACATGGATGACGAATCTATAAAGAAACTTGAATTTAGATTTGACAACTCTATAATCGCTATGCTAAAATAGAATAGAACAAACAAAGGAGAACGAATGAGCGTAGTAAAGGGATTAAAAAATATCAACGCCCTGCTCGACAAACCAAAATATGAAGGTACAGGATCAAAAGTAAAGTGGTTAAAACTTGCAGATGGTCAATCAGCAAAAATCAGATTCATTGAAGAACTTGATGAAGATTCTGCTAACTATAATGAAAAACGTGGACTAGCACTAGTTGTTAGGGAACACGTAAATCCAAAAGACTACAAGCGTCGTGCTGTAGATACAATGGAAACAGAAGGCCGCGATTGGGCTGAAGAAATGCATCGTAAAGATCCAAAGGCTGGCTGGAGAGGCCGTCTTCGTTTCTACTGCAACGTTCTTGTAGACGATGGCATTGAAGCACCATATGTTGCAATTTGGTCTATGGGGCTAAGCAAGCAATCATCCTTTAATACAATTCGTGAATATGCTTTAGAAACAGGAAGCATTTCAAATATTACATGGAAGTTAAAGCGTAACGGTCAGGGAACTGAAACTAGTTACACTCTTATTCCATCTGCTCCAGATACAGAACCGTTTAATTGGGAAGGTATTGAACCTCATCCATTAGAATTGGCTCTTAAGAAAGTTCCTTATGCAGAACAAGAGGCTTTCTACTTGGGGTTTGATTCTCCATCTACTACTTCGTCAACAAACACTGACTGGTAATAGATGAGTTATGTAGGCTTACACGTTCACACACACTATTCATTATTTGATGGTGTTGCTACTCCAGAAGAATATATAGACCGTGCAGTTGATTTGGGTATGCAAGCAATTGCAATCACAGATCACGGAACCTTATCTGGGCATAGAGAACTGTATCGAGGTGCAAAAGCAAAGAACGTTAAGCCTATTCTTGGCGTAGAGGGCTATATGTGTCAAGATAGATTTGATACAAGAGACAAGTCTGAGAGAGACGGTCAACTTGATTTAGTCTATAACCATATAGTCCTTCTCGCTAAAAATAAGATTGGTTTAGAAAACTTAAATAAAATAAATGAAATTGCTTGGACTGAAGGATATTTTAAAAAACCAAGATTTGATTTTGAAATATTAAAACAATATTCAGAAGGTATTATAGTTACATCTGCTTGTCCAAGTAGTGTGCTTGTTAAAGCCTTGGAAGAAAATGCATTTGCAGTAGCAAAAAAATACATTGAATGGTTTAAAGATACTTTTAAAGATGATTATTATATTGAAGTAATGCCACATAATCCTGCTGAGATAAACAAACAACTTATTGCTCTTGCTGACGAATTTGGTGTAAAAGTAGTTGTTACCCCAGACTGTCACCATAGTTGCAAAGAACAAAGAGAAGTGCAAGAATTTAAACTGCTGTTAAACACACATGCTAAAGTAGAAAAAGATCATACATACGATAAGTCTAAAAAGCATAAAGATATGATGGAGCGTTTAGATTATCTGTACGGCAAGGATAGACAGATAACATTTAATAAATTTGACATACATTTGTTAAGTTACGAAGAAATTAAATCTGCCATGGAAAAGCAGGGTATATTCAGAGAAGACATATACTCTAATACTATAGAGATTGCCAATAAGGTAGAAGACTATGACTTACAAGAAGGCTTGGACTTATTACCAGTTCAATATAGAAACCCAGATAAAGAATTAAAAGACATTGCAATGCAGGGTTTAAAAGATAAAGGTTTGTTAGAAGATCCTGTATATGTAGAAAGACTTAATGATGAGTTAAAGGTAATTAAAGATAAAAAGTTTGGTCCATATTTTCTAGTTGTGCAAAGCATGATTAACTGGGCTAAAAAAGAAGGAATCATGGTTGGTCCTGGTCGAGGATCTTCTGCTGGATCACTTTTATGCTATGCTTTAAATATTACAGATATTGATCCAATTAAACATGGTTTACTTTTCTTTAGATTTATTAATCCAGAACGTAATGATTTTCCAGATATTGATACAGATATTCAAGACTCACGTCGTGATGAGGTAAAAGATTATCTAGTTAGACAGTATAGACACGTTGCATCTATTGCTACATTTTTACAATTTAAAGATAAAGGTGTTGTTAGAGACGTATCAAGAGTTTTAAATATTCCTTTGTCAGATGTTAACAAAGTTTTAAAGTTAGTGGACACATGGGAAGAATACTGTAGTTCAAGATCAACAGATTGGTTTAGAGAAAAATATCCAGAAGTACAAGTTTATGGAGAACAACTACGTGGAAGAATTCGTGGAACTGGTATTCATGCCGCAGGTGTTGTAACAAGTAAGAATCCTATTTTTAGATATGCACCACTAGAAACAAGGTCATCACCTGGAAGCGATGAAAGAATTCCAGTAGTTGGTATTGATATGGAAGAAGCCGAAAGAATTGGTTTAATTAAAATAGATGCACTTGGTTTGAAAACTTTAAGTGTTATTAAAGATGCTATAAGTATGATTAAAGAAAATCACTATGTAGATATAGATCCATTAAAAATTAATATGGAAGATCCTAAAGTTTATGAAATGCTTTCTGATGGATATACAAAAGGTGTGTTTCAATGTGAAGCAACACCATACACAAACTTATTGGTTAAGATGGGTGTTAAAAATCTAAATGAACTTGCTGCATCTAACGCACTAGTTAGACCAGGTGCAATGAATACTATTGGTAAAGATTATTTGGCTCGTAAGCATGGTAAACAAAATGTATCTTATGTGCATCAAGTAATGAAAGAATTTACATCTGATACTTATGGATGTGTTTTGTATCAGG